CCTTGTAGATTCCGCTCCACCAACACCGGAGTCCGTCCTCGCCTACAAACGAAAGATCGGCAAGGAACATGACGGCGGTGATTGGGGACTTCAATTTCAACATCTCACTACCGGCTGGCACAGTCAACTTCCGACACCACGAGTCGAGTATAACCAACATGTCAAAGCCGTGGACCTGTCTGGACACCGACTCAGGATGGCGGACGGCCGCATCATTGAATACGACGTACTGCTGAACACCGTCCCCTTGGACGCGTTCCTTAAACTCTGCCTCATCTCACCGCCGATCTATACTCCCTGGAAACAAGATCGTATCTACCTGCGCACAGAAACCTTGGACGGTTCCTACGCCGGAATGCGATTGAATTATCTCTCCGATCCCACTAGTCGATTCTACCGTCAGACACTCACCGCCGATAAAATGTTCTTCGAGACCTTGGAACCCGGTCCGGATGTGAAGCCGCTCCCACTCGGCAAAATTCATCCGCATCCTCAGAGCGAAGATGTGCTCCGGGCATTGAAGGTGTTCGACACGTTCTGTTTCGGTCGTTTTGCGACATGGCGACCAGATGAGCTCGCGCATCAGACTTGGCAGAACATTCTCGAATGGAAGGGGACGCTGTGAACTTCAAGGCTATGCTCGAAGATCAACGAGCCTTCAACCAACAGATCTTTCCGGGTGGACTCGCGTGCCCAGTTGATAGTGAGTCCGATACCGATCGGTTCCGAGTGCGGTTGAAAGATCTGGCACTCGGAATGATCGAAGAGACCGGAGAGTTCCTCCGCACCTTCGAATGGAAGTCTCATCGTCGTCGGCAGGGCAAGCTTCAGAACGTCGCCCACTCACACGAAGAACTTATCGACATGTTCAAGTACTGGTTGTCCTGTGCCGAGCTCGCAGAGTTCCCGATGGATCGGTTGGAGGAACTCTACTACGCCAAGAGTCGGGTGGTGCAGTATCGCTACCAAGAAGAGTGGATGAAGCGGATTGACGGTCCATGTGTCTTGGTGGACATTGACAATGTGTTGGCGGACTACATTCAAGGTGTCTGTCTCTGGGCAAAGGAACACGCACCGACCTTGCTCAAACTGTCTAACACCTTGACCATTCGACTAGCCGACAATTTAGATCGATTACGAGCTTCACATGATTACGTGAACGCTTCTAGTGTCGGTCTATCAGCCAGCGAATGGAATGCGGTCAAGCACGGCTTCCGCACGCAAGGCGGGAAACGAACCTTGCCAGTGTTCCCTGACGCCAAGATCTTTCTCGACTGGTGCCGACGTCAAGACTGGAAAATCATTCTAGTCACTAGCAGGCCGATCGATCGCTACCCGAACATCTTCACTGACACGCTAACCTGGCTTCACAACAACGACCTGCCATTCGACTATCTCTGGTGGGCTGACGATAAGGCTCGACGGCTGGATGAGTACGGCGACATCCCACTGCGGCTCCATGTGGTGTTCGCGGTGGATGACGACCTAACGTTCATTAACCAGTATCGGACCAAGGGTATTCGCTGCTACTGGCTCAATCGTCGGACCTCAGAAACCCCTACCCACATCTCGGTTGTTCACTCACTGATGGAACTCATGGAGAAGGAGAAGGTACATGCCTGATTACGCCGACGCCAAACATCGCCCGCACGCAGTTCACACCGGAGAGGCTCCGGAGAATCCCATCACCTACGGGCCGCAGTCCCTACAGGTCACACTCGATCGGTGGGGACCGGTAGACAATCTGTTCACCTCGATGTACGACGCGTTGCAGGCCAACTGGGGTGAGCACCCATCACGCACGGTGGATCGAGTACCCTACGATATCATTTCAGATACCAGCCGATGGGAATATCGAACGGGATGGTTGATGCTTGAGGATCATGAACGCGCCTACGTCGAGTCTTGCTTCGCGGGTAAGACACTCCAGCAAGTGCTTGAAGGTATCACGTTCGACTTCTGTGTTGACGGCGTGAGTCGCGCCTTCACGCATCAGAATGTGCGCACCAGACTCGGAGCCGGATTCATGCAGCATGGCGGTCGAGACAATGACTGGCGCCATCGACCGTGGACTATGCCGGAAACCATACGTCGTGCGTGCGTGGAGCATGACGACGCTACCTTGGATGGATGGCCGGCATCCGGTGTCCCATGGGTCGCCACAGAATCAAGTGGTCCATTGAAGTCGCCGATCGAGGACTGGGAGCCCATCGACCACTACCTCTCAGATTTCTCCCCGAACATTCCACTGCACTATGCCATTGCCGGTCACGTCGAGAACAGTCGGCAACTCTACGCGGCCTTGGTCGATGCCGGTATTCCGTGGCAGGATGCACGACGCGTGCTCCCGATCGGCATGCAGACCTACATTCATGACCAGTACAACTACGTGTCCTTGTCCGGAATGCTGGCGAACCGGTTGGAACACGTCATGGATTGGGAGATCAACTGCGTCGCTCAGTTGATGCTGCGTGAGATCAAGATGAAATGCCCACCGCTGTTATCCAAGTATCTCGGGAGCCACAGCGACAAGAAAAAGGCCGCTGCATTCGCGGCGTTGGAGAGTTGGCCACCGGATCGGAAGTACTGGTCACCCTTCGACGACTGCGCCACATGCGGCCATGCCGGCAGCAATCACCGAGAATATGATGGTGAGGTCAATGCCGACGTGCCGCCTGGAGAAGCCGTGTGTTCAGTGTGCGAGCACGATGGTGGACCTATCGCTCCGCTTCATCGCTTCGTGCCGAAGGACCGTCTTCCTCGGCAGCATCGTCCGGAGCAGATGCCGTTCTTCGTGCTCCATCCAGATAGTATGGCCGGTGGCCCCGTCGTCTGGATTCCAACCAACGGCCAATTTCCGAAGGAGTTCAAGTGATGGCGAAAGCATGGCCGGCAAAGAAGAAGAATCCGCAAGACGCGACGCTCCGAAATGTGCGAGCAGCCCATGCTCGGATTGACGAGCTCGAACGTAAGATGCTGAAGCTGATTAAGAAAGTTAAGAAGCTAAAGCACTCTTAGGAGGAGGATCATGGCGGTAGTGAAACGAGAACCCGGTGGCACCAAGAAAAAGAAACGCCGGGACGAGGACGAGGACGATACGCCGAAAGAAAAGTTCGTCCTGTCCACTGAGATCACTGAGCCCAGCGACCGGTTAGAGGACTACATCATCCTGCTCACCGGTGAAAAGAAGATCGGTAAGACCACACTGGCTAGTGAGTTCAACAGCGACAAGTCGTACTTCCTCGCAACTGAGGTTGGGTATCGCGGTCTTCGTATTCGCAAGTCCGACATCACGGACTGGCGCACAGCGAAGGCCGCTGCCAGAGCTTTGAAGAAAGCTGGGAAGAAGTACGGACCCATCATCGTGGACACCGTGGACAAGTTGTACGCACTCTGTGAATCGTACATCTGTGAGAAGTTGATGATCAACAATCTCTCAGATGAGGAGTGGGGCAAAGGGTACGCGGCCTGTCGAAAGGAGTTCGATGCCTTCATCACACTCCTCTCTCAGATCGGCGTCGGCTTGATTCTCATCACGCACACCGAAGAACGGGAAGTCAAGCGGCGTGGAGGCGGAACCTACGACCGCATCGTGCCGACCATGTCCAACCAAGCACGAAAGGTGATTGAGCCGTTGGTGGACATCTGGTGCTACTACATGTATGATGAGGAACGACGGGTGTTGGTGATCCAGGGTGATGACCACATCTCAGCTGGACACCGACTCGTGGAACGGTTCCGCACACCGGCCGGTAAGCCGGTGCGTCAGATTGACATGGGCCGCTCTGCCAAGCGTGGCTTCAAGAATCTCCTGGCGGCATTCAACAACCAGTACGAACCGCCACGAGAGGATCGAGAGGAGGAAGACGAACCGAAAAAGAAGTCATTCAAGATCAAGCGGTAACGGTTTCATTACAGGGAGTAGATCGTGGCAAAGAAAAAAATGGATCTCGACAAGCGTTTGGCCAGTGCACTGAAGAAGCATCTCGAAGGCGCGAAGGAAGGTAAGAAGAGCGGTGGGTTCGAAGAGTTCGATGACGGTCGGTATCAGGCGAAGCTGATCAAAGCAGAGATCGGCGAGTCCGGCAACGGTCGGCTTCAACTCGTGCTGTCATGGAAGTTCCTCAAGGGCGAGTACAAGGGTAAGACCAAGTTTGACTACCGTGGTCTCGAGAGCGAAGACAACCTGAAGTACCTGCTGATCGATCTCGACAAACTGGGTTTTGACACGGACGAAGTCGAATCGGTGTCCGACTTCAAGGGCATCGCGAAGGAGATCAGCAAGGATAAACCCGAAGCGAAGATCGCACTCAAGACTAAGGGTGACTTCCAGAACGTCAACATCGTGGCCGTCAAGGGATCCGATGACGACGAGGATGCCGAAGACGAAGACGACGAGGACGAGGAAGAGGAAGAATCCGACGAGGAGGAAGAGGACGACGACGAGGAAGAAGAAACGAGCAGCAGCAAGAAGAAGAGTGCGAAGAAAAAGAAGGACGATGACGACGAGGAGGAGGAGGAAGAGGACGACGACGATTCGGACGACGAAGATGAAGAAGAGAAGAAGCCGTCCAAGAAAAAGAAGTCAAAGAAGAAGGACGAAGACGATGACGACGAAGACGAAGACGATGACGACGAAGACGAAGACGAAGATGAGGATGAGAAAGATAGCGCATCCGAGGATGTCGAACTGTCTGTCGGCTCCGACGTCACGTACAAGTTCAAGGGTAAGAAGCTGAAGGGCACCGTACTCGACATCTTCCCGAAGGAGAACGAAGTCCGCGTGCAGACCGGCGACAAGAAGCGGAAGGTCTCCTTCGATGACATCGTGGAAGTCGAAGTGCCCGAAGAACCAAAAAAGAAAAAGAAGAAGGTCAAGAAGTAGTTCACCCGAAACCGGCCGACACCATTTTAGGTGCCGGTCGGTTTTCTCTCTATGAGGTCCTCATGCGTCCCTACGAGCAGATTGCACTCAAGACCTTGGATGTCTCCAAACGTGCCAAGGAACTTGACCGCGTGTATCCGTTTCTCCTCGAACAGAGTGATAAAAGTTTGTGGGTCATGGATCATGTCCATGCGGTGCACGTCTACTTGCATCCGCGCTATCTTCGTCAACCAATCGGATCCGCTTTTGAAGTTCGACTGGCCTTCAATTACGACATCGTCCCCACCAAGGAACTCGAACTCATTCAGTTGTGTTCCGGCGCCAGTGTTCAGCTGGTCCAAGGAGATCCCGCAGAAGGCTTGTCACATCTCGGCTACCACATCCCGGACAGTGAAAGCTTGGTGAACGAACTCACGTGGTGGAATTCTCTGGACCACACCATCGCTCAAGTGTCGCTAACCACAGATCATCTTAACTCATCGCGACGGTATCTCTACGCCTTCGTGGACACTCTAGCGAAGATCGGCACTTACACCAAGGTGATCCAACGCCTGACGGCTCGCAAGACGGTCGATCAGATGGTGGAGGAATTCTCACATGTCAACCACGGTAGACGGTAAACATTTGCGCCAACGGGCGTTCAATCAATTGCGAGAACGTTTGTTACGACTGGCCGGGTATCCGACACCCGGTCCGTCGTATCCATTCGACCACAACACCGAAGTGCATCAGGAATTCAAACGTATCCTCTGTGCGCTGGAAGAGATCGCCGCACGAAAGGTAGATGGCTACGGTCCTTTCCGATACGATGAGATGGAGAAGGATTGGCGATGGGAGATTCAATCACTGTACCAGGACATCGAACGGAAGTTCGGCCGACTCAAGACCATGGTACGACCGTCGCCGGTTCCTATGACCGACGTCGATCAAGTACTCGAAATTCTCGCGGACCTAGCCGTCTACAGCGCACGCGGTATTCAAATCATTGTTCGTTTAGAGGCGATGCAGCAGGAGAAAATACCATGAACATCGTTGTCACCGGTGCGAGTGCCGGTCTGGGTAAAGCCTTGTGCACGTCGTTTCGCAGACGTGGACACACCGTGATCGGTACGTCGCATGACGGCGTGCAGGTATCGAAGGATCCCGAGCTCGTGTTCTACGAAGCTGGACAGAACGCGTCACCCATTCAAACCTGCGTGTCCGAGATCATGTGCATGTTCGATACCGTGGATGTGCTGGTCAACAACGCGGGCACCAATGCGATCTGTCCGTTCGAGGAGTTGACACCGGGATTCGTTCAGCATATCATGGACGTCAATTTCATGACGGCGGTGTTCATGACCCAGTGCTTTCTCGAACACTTCAATCGGCCGGCAGTGGTGGTCAATATCATCTCCGATGCGGCATGGAGACCAATGCGGCACTCCCTCGCGTACAACTGTAGTAAAGCCGCGTTGGACATGGCGACCAAGCAGATGGCGCGCGAGCTCACCAAGCCGCGTCAGTTGAGCATCATCGGCGTGCGTCCGGGTAAGATGGCACACACGGCGATGTCCGCCTACATCGATCAGCGCGTCCAAGAGATCCGAGGATGGACCGCAGAAGAAGCGATGAACTATTTCCGGTCATGCAGTGTAACCGGAATGGAACTCGAACCGCCGGCAGTCGCTGAGTTCATTGCGTCTCTGGCGACCAGTGAGATGGCCATGAACATGTCAGGTGCGTGTATCGATCTGGTCGGGTAGCCGTGCTCAAACTTATAAACAAAACGCTCATCTTCGATACGGAGACCACTGGCCTGTGGCCGTGGCCGTCGGCCTTCCGACAGAAGGTCGGTATCTACCCGGACCGACCGTTCATGTTCGTGTTCACCAACCTGGACGGTGAAACGGTGACGGTGCGAGCACCGAAAATAAATCCCTACACGAGACAGGTGAAGTACAAAGGCATCGAAGCCGAACTTCGGTGGTTCAAGAAGATTGTCAGTGACCCAAACATGCGTGTAGTGTGTCACTCTGCACGGTTCGATCGGGCGATGACGATTCAGTCTGACATTCAGGCGGACTGGCGCTGCAAGATTCATGACACCAGAATCATGGCGCGGGTCGCCAATCCCACTAACGAGCCGACCTACTCCTTAAAGCCGTTGGCGAAGAAGTATCTCGGCATCAGTGACGCTGATCAGAAAAAACTTCAACATGGACTGGCTAGTGCCAGACGTATCGCCAAGAGTAAAGAGTGGGCGATCGCAACAAAGGAGACGCACGGTCAAAAACCTGCAGAGGCGGACTACTGGTTGCCAGAGCTTCGGAATCTGGTGAACATCTACGGCGGCACTGACGGGGTGCGAACGGCCGGCATGTATCGATACTACCGAAAGATTTTCGACCACAACAAGAAATTCGGTGGACGACTCTGGGAAGTGTATCGGTGGGAACTCCGTACCATGCGTACGGCCATGGACATGGAACGGGTCGGGATGTCGTACCTGTCCGATGCCGGTTTAGCGTTGAAAGAGTTCTACACCGACTACATGAAACAACATCGTCGTACCATCAATAAGATGGGTTACCGCGATCTCAATCTGCAATCACCGAAGCAGATGGTAGAGTTGTTCATCAACGATCTCGGCTATGAGGCGGAACATGAAACCAAAGGTGGTAAGTACGAACGACCGCAACCGAAGATCGACGCCGAACAACTCATGGTCTGGGCTAGAGGGTCCGCGGCCGGTGCCGACGTTGACGGAGATGCGAAGGACGGTTGCAAACTTTCGAGAGCAGTTCTTGAATGGAAAGCCGGAAAGAAAGTCATTGAGTATATCGATAGCTACGAATTCTTCAAATGCCTTCGCGCTAACGGTTCGGCACTGTTACATCCGGCATGGGACTCGGCTGGAGCGAAGACCGGACGGTTCAGTTGTCATGATCCGAACACTCAACAAATTGCATCTGCAGAGACTTCTCGCCGTCATAGCCACATTCGTGCTCGACAGCGCGAATGCTACGGTCCGCGACCAGGCTACGTATGGTACATGCCAGACTATTCTCAGATTGAAGTCTGGGTCTTCGCGTTCGAAGCCAATGAAGAGTCGATGAAACAAGCGCTGCTCTCGGGCAGCGACTTCCATCTCTCGACCGCGCGAGCAGCCTGGCATGATCGGAACGACTTCTGTACCTGCGGCCGATGGAAGGAAGTCGAGCAAGAGATGCGGCGCAACAAGAAGTTCGTGTTGATATGGGATGTCGAGAAGACCTTACACAAGAAAGGCTGCCTCATCAAGTGGTGGCGGCAACGCGCCAAGATGATCCTGTTCTCGAGATTGTATGGCGGTGGTGTGGGTAAGATCGCGTTCCTCATTCGCTGCACGCTGAAAGAAGCAAAGCGGTTCATTGCCGAGTTCAACGAGAACCTACCGGGTGTGAAGGAGTACATGAACGAGACCGTGGGCCGCGTGCGAGACACCGGCGTATTGGTCAATCTGTTTGGTCGTGAGTATCCGATTGATAAGTCCTTCGCCTACAAGGCCGTGAACTATCAGATTCAAGGTAGCAGTGCGGAGATCATGAAACGGGCGATCGTGCGCACCAATGAACACCTCGTCACAAACTATCCGGGCATCTGGACGCGTGATGACGCCGGAATCGAGAACTACGAAGGGTCGCACGTGGTCGGTACCGTGCACGATGAAGAGATCCTAGAGATCCATCGAGATGACCACAGCAAGCGATTGATGCGTGAACTGATCCAGATCATGCAAATGGATTCGCATGTGGTGCCCAACCTACCGGTACCGTTACCGGTCGGCATGAAATGGACGCAGACCAACTGGTCTGAAGCCAAAGAAATTTCTTTGTGAGGATACGCTTTGCCTACATCGACCTCAACCAAGCTACGGCCGTTCGAAACTCATGGTGTGGAGTTCACAGGAGAGCGTGGAGACGAGCGATACGGTACCTGCCCATTTACCGGCAAGCCAGAAAAGTTTTACGTTAACGTCAAGACCGGATTGTGGGATAGTAAAACCGCTGGACTGTCCGGCAACATCTCACAATTCCTTCGTCAGATTTCGAAACAATACGTCTCACAGATGACCGACGTTCTGCTCAAACGACTGGCCGATGATCGTGGTCTGCCAATGAAGGCATTCAAGGATTGGAATATCGGCTGGGACGGCCGCAACTACACCATCCCGATTTGTAATTTGGATGGTAACACCGTTGACATTCGCATGTATCACTTGGGTGGGCGTATCATTTCTACCGCTGGGTGCAATGTCGGTCTATTGGGTGCGGAGCATCTCACTCGAAAATCTGAGCCCATCTACTTGTTCGAAGGCGAATGGGATACCATTGCTGCACGCTACATCATGAGCAAGATCGGCGTGCGTGGTGTCTGTGTGGGCGTACCCGGTGCCGGCATCTTTAAACCGGAATGGTTGCCGTGGTTCCAGGGACGCACGGTTCATACGCACTATGACAAGGACAGTGCGGGTGAACTCGGCGAACAACTCGCGGATAAACGACTGGCTGGCGTGGTACGAACCATCACCTACACGCATTGGCCGGATGACCTCCCAGAAGGCTTCGACATTCGGGATTGGATTCTGTACGGTCTGAACAAGGGCACCCCGAAGAAATCCTGGGCACGACTCTCACTGCTATACGAACCGAAGCCTCGCGTCCGTGAGCTCGCTCCTGCGAAACCGGAATCGTTCGTCATCCGACGCACGGTGAGGGGAAAACAGAAGCTGATGTGGAAGCGGCCACCGACATTGAAAGACGTGCATGACGTCTTCAAGAAGTGGTTGTTCCTCGACAGCACGGACGGCATCGATGTCTTGCTGGCGACGCTGATCTCTCAACGGTTGGAAGGTCCTCCGGTGTGGTTGTTCCTCGTGGGTCCACCGGGATCGGCGAAGACGGAGCTCATCTCCTCTCTGTCCGACTTGAACGAGGACATCTACGCCACTAGTACTGTGACGCCGCATGCGTTGATCTCTGGAGCGAACTTCCAAGGCATGAAGGAAGACCCGTCGTTGATCCCAAAGCTAGATGGCAAGGTGCTGGTCATCAAGGATTTCACCGCCGTGATGGGGACGAAGGACCAGGAAAAGGAAGAGATCTTTAGCATCCTACGTGATGCGTATGACGGGCAGTGCGGGAAGATCTTCGGGAACGGTGTGGTGCGGGCGTATCATTCGCGGTTCACCGTCATCGCCGCTGTGACGCCCATGATCTATGATCTTGGGTATCGGCATGCACAACTCGGAGAACGGTTCTTGAAATACAGCCTGGCTGATAACTTGGTGCACCCAGACGAGTACCAAATCATCTCGAGAGCGATCGAGAACACCGACCATGAAACCAAGATGCGAAAGGAGATTCGAGACGCGGTGCGGGAGTACGTGAATCGATCCCTGAAGGGAACGGTGCTGCCGACCATCACACCAGAGCTCAAGGACCGCATCATCTGGCTTGGCAAGTTCGGTGCTCGCATGCGTGGGACGGTATCGCGGGATTCCTACCGCAACGATATCATGACCTCCAGACCGACGGCCGAAGTGGGTAGCCGGTTAGGCATCCAACTCGCGAAGTTGTGTCGCTCTCTTGCCATGTTGCACAAACGCGAGGAAGTCAACGATGAGGATTACAAGGTCGTGAAGAAGGTCATGCTCGATACCGTGATGCAACGCACGGAGGACGTGCTCCGCACATTGCATCTCCAGCATGAACGCGGACCGATCTCGACGGGTGATCTCGCGAAGCTCACACGGTATCCGGTTCCTACCGTGTTACGATTGTTGCAGGACCTTCATGTTCTCGACATCGTCGTGCGTAGTGGTAGTACGTACAAACACCGATGGCGTGTCTCCGACTACGTGCACGACTGCATTACACGTTGCGGTATCTACACGACGCAGGAAGAAATATCTCGCGCGACCGGCTTGCAGATTCGGTTACGGAAAATGAAAGGCACCAAAGGTTTCAAACTCGCCTCGATCCTGAAACCGAAAGTGACATCGGTGATGTTGCCATTTCCCGCCGCATCCCCGGCCGTCCCCGCCCCGTCCCCCGGTCCCGCCATGGGGGCGAAGGTCCTCCCCTAGCATGAGAAATCATTTCGCATCCCATCTCGCATCTACCCGACGTGCTAAGTATAAATTGAGATCCGGAATTAGACCTGGTCCAGTACTTAGTGCATCGCAACACTGGATTTGGAAGATGCGAGTATTTGATCGCGACCATTATCAATGTGTGGTTTGCGGTTCGAGTAGAATCGCCGCTCATCATTTACTTCCAAAAGAATTACATCCCGAATTTAAGTTCACGGTTAGAAATGGTATCACCATGTGTGCGACGTGTCATCCAAAGTTACACGATTGGTTACGCACGTCCGTGTCAAGACTCCGCCGATACCTCCGGGTCGTCCGTTCCGGTTCCGGCCGGGAGACGACCGCCTTCCTCCGGGCCATACCCGCCCTACGTCCGCTATACCTATTAAGCCTTTGTTTACAGTCAGTTAGGCGACATTCCCCATAAGCTAGATTAGGCCGTTAAACCTTAGGGAACACGGGGTTTAACGGCATATTGGTTAGGAACCATCGATTTGTCCCCCACCCTATCCCCGTCTGAGGTCGGCGATCGCCCAACCTTGGTGATGCCTTGTGAGCCGGACAGGCCGGGAAGGCCTTCCTAAGCAATTAGCTGGACGTTCGGTGGGTCCTTACGGGGTATGAAGGCCTGAGGCCTGAGGAGGGAACAGAGGCCTTAGGATGGGAAGGAACCGGCCGTGTGGTCGGGTTCCGGCGTAGTTGCGTGGACACGCACGGGATGATGGCAAGTTGTTCCGCCGTCCAGTCGTCGCAGAGGACAGCCACTTCTTTTTCCAAATGATCGAGCTCATCTTTCAATGCCACTACCGAATGAATAACATTTTTCGAACTGAAAGTGACACGGAGTCGTGGCAACGGTTGTGCAAACATTTTCATCCGTGCAAGTATCGATTGGACCTGACGGAGTTTGGGAAAGAGTGCGGCCTGACGTTCGCGTGCGTAACGAAGTGAGGCCGCACAAGATTGACAAAGATCGGAATGGTTGACCAACTGATCCGTCCATCGTTCTTTTCCGCACACCGTGCACGGAAGTAAATATTTCATCTACCGCTCGCACCGCACATACGAGCCGTCCTGTTCGACGACACGCCATCCGTTGACGCCCTTCGGTTTCCATGCGTCATGTCCCGGCAGCAAATATCGATAGTTGACAGCCACCGCCATGGTGTCGCCGACCTTCGCATGGATGCGTACGTTATCTCCGTCACCGTCGATCGGATCGGGTTCGACCGGCATCGGGACACCGGGTGCCGCCGGACCGTAGCGTGCGTAGTCCCACACTGGCGCATCGCTGGGTACGATATCAATCCCACGGAAGAGTTCGGATGCGCACTTCGCTTCGATCTCTCCAGGGACCACACACCACTGCATCGTCTGACTATCGCCGTGCGCCGTCGCCCCGGAGTTGAACATCGCGGCTGCGACACCGGCCATGAAGAATTCGTCCGGCCGATTGGACCGACGACCTGGTTGATAGGTTTCGGCGGCACCCATCATCTCGGTGTTGATGGTGGCGTCGTGGGTACCGGGGAACGAATCGCCGAAGCCGTTCCGGATTTCCATCCCGTCCTTCCCGACCTTGCGCATCCAGTCATCGGAGCGTACGGTCTGGTAGGTGGTGAAGCCTGCGGACGGTAGATACGGTACGGCGGCCGGGTCATTCGGATTGCACATCCCGCGCGCCATCAACACTTCGAATCCCGGCTTGACAATCCACTCCGGGTTCTGCATGTTTTGATATGGCTCGTTGCCGAATACCAATACCATGTGCTCGAACTCCGAACAGACTTCCGCTATCGCGTTGATAAACGCCTGTTCGTCGGTCAGTGATTCTGGAATGAAATCGCACACAACGCAGAGCTCCACCCGCATGCCTTCATTCTTCGTGAGTACGGCCAATCGCCGAACCCACGCAAAGTAATCCGGCACTTGACGGAAGTCAAGACCGGTGACTTTCCAATTACAGAACACACGGATCCCGTTGCCACGAATGGACACGATCCAGTGCAGGTAGTTCAGGAGTTGCGTTTCTCCGCCGGTGATGAGCAACCGGAGCGCATCGAAGCCGGTCGCCATCTTCCACTTCCAGGGACCGCTGTTGTCGAACAAGCGTGGTCCGTTCCCTCGCAGTCGGCCGTTGATGGTCGGACTCCCACCAGCGGCCTTACGAAAAGACGCTGGCGGTAATTGGACGTCTTGTGGATTCGCCGGAGTGGGTCCTACGCGAATGGTGATGTTGTTGCCGTCCGGAATGTTGACCGGCTCACCGCCGTGATCAGCACTGGAACCGTACGGAGCGGCCGCAGCAGCCAGTTGGAGCACACCGGTGAACGGGACCGGTACCTCAGGCCACAACGCGTAGCCTTTGTCGTTGGTGATGGCGAACAGAAACCCGCCGACGAGCTCCGGTGCTTTGAGATAGGCGACGGTACCGGGGATCGCTTTGCCACTGGCATCAGCAACCACGACCGCCACTGCGGTAACTTTCTTCGTCATTACAGTCCTCCTCCATCGGGATGGGCCGCGAGAAACGCGTCGTCCTTCGCGACCGTGGACACGAACGCGGAGTTGTATGCGGCGATGATCTCTTCACTAGTCGGTTCCGGAAGGTCCGGGTGACGCTTGGCGAACGCTGCCTTCAACGCGAGAATGAGATTGGGAGTTTGTTCGAGCGCCAATGCAATCAATGGATTCATAGATACTCCGAAAAGAACTTCCCGTACCCCGGTGGATACGGGAAGTATCGGTGGAAGAACTAGTCCGACCAGACGATGGTGTCGATTGCGGCTCTCAGCTTCTTCGCATTCTCAGCACTGGGAGCTTCCACGAACGCACGTGCCGCTGCTTGTGCAGCCGCGACTTGCGCTTCGTGATTCGGATCTTTCTTAGCCATGGAGTTCCTTTCGTTTCTGACGATACGTGAGGTAGAGATTGTTCGGGACTAGTCGTCCCAAACGATCGCGTCTACGGCGTCTTTGAGATCGTGAGCCGCTGCAAGGAGTTTGTCCTTGCTGGCGGCATCGTTGTTTGCGGCACGAGCCGCATCTTTCACGCGTTGTGCCGCTGCCTGAGCCGCAGCGACCTGTGCCTGAAAGTTCGGTGAGGCCTTTGCCATGATTGACTCCTAACAAAAAACGATTGTCGTACTGCGGTGAACTACTCCTGGACCTTTCCCGTCGCGAGGAACGGCACGATCTCGTCGATGTCGCCTTTGCGATCCTCGATCGCCTGACGTACTTCGACGAGGATCTGTTCCTTGGTGACCGCTGGATCTGACGCACCAGCGAGCATGGTCTCGAAATCCTCGACCTCGTTATCGAGGAAGGCGCGCACCCGGCCTTCGACGTCCGAGTGCTTCTTGATCTTCCCGATCGCCTTCGACCGCATGGCCTTGTGCATCGGGTGTTCCTTGCGACCGTGTCCGTGTCCCGCTCCGTCGCCGACATGAGGTGTCATGTGCTCTCCTTGTGTGAAAGTTTCCTTGGGTACGTGTCGAGCGGCCCAGTGCCGGATCGGTCGAGGGAGTCGTAAGAAGATCCAGCACAGGGTATACATCATTACGGAATCACCTCCTTGAGAATCGCTTTGGCCAACGTCGCATACGGATGCAACAAACGAGACTCGGTCTCCGGCAACGCGTGCAGGAGTTCATCGAGGCCGGTGTCCACCGCCGCTTGCCATCCATTCTGGGTTGCGTGAATGGAGGTGACCGTCGCCTTGTGCCAGATCGTGACCTTGCGCGCGGTCGCGAGCGAGAACACCGGTGGCTGCATGTTGAAGCCGTCTTGCACAGTGTCACGAATCAGATCCAATGCACGTTGGACACGATGACTGTAAAAGGCCGCAGTGGCTTGAGGAGTGAGATTGGGTGGTGCTTGATTGCTACATCCAGGAACGACGCAGAGCAGGAGTACGAGTAGAAGCAATCGTTTCATTATTTTACCTCTGGCAGAAAAGACAGGATGCGTGTAATCCATCCCGTCAGGAACGGCAGATCAGATGGGCGTTGCTGTACGAGTCTCGAGATGCGTACCGCACGTTCGACGACGTACCGCTGCACGATGATGTCGTTCGCGCCGAACCACTTCAAGGCTTGAATGGTTTTTGGTCCGATGATCCCGTCCATCTCGAGACCGAGAATGAACTGCAATCGCTTGACGGCTGAAGAGACTCCTGACATCACGGCATCATCAACCAATACCGTAACCAAACGATCGGTACTGGGGATCTTCGCGAGTGCGAAGAACGGTGCGATATAGACACGACGGTAAATCGCTGCCGCCTGCTCCCGTGTCGGTGGGCCGGGTCGCCAGGCTTCCGGATGCGCACGTTCGGAGATCCCCCACGACGTACGTCCCCCGGCATCATGTGTGTTCAGATACGGAGGTTTACCTTCTCCTTCGCGCGTAAGCAGGTCGTCAATGATCTGATTGGTGTTCACGGATTTTGTTTGCCGTTGGTCGCCACCTTGAGCACCTCAACGAGATGAGCGTTGGTACTGGCAATCTTTTCATTCACGGAGTTCGCTACGGATGCCGCTTCAGCACTGGCCTCTGCAGCCTTCCGAGTTTCTTTGGTGTTCTCATCGACCTTCTGGTCGATAGTTATTAACTGATCTCGAACCTTTTCCGCTGCGATACTCTCTCGTTTTTTAACGTTCTCAGCAATCTCAGCCGTCTGTATCGTTAACGTATCCGCTGCGGTTTTGAGTTCGAGTAAGGAAATCTCACGAGCGATACGATCTTGCTGACCGATGAGGAGGAGTTTATTGAGCCGATGCAAACAGGCCAACAGAATAGTCCATGTGAAAATACGATAGAAGGTTGCCGCCGTCATCCACGCCGGATAAGTATCATACAATGTGGTCACCGCCAATGCCGTAAGACTAACGAAAAGAAACATCCGAAAGAAGAATCGATTGGTCATGGTCAATACCGATGCGTCTTGGTTTGGTCTATGATGATGAGTTGTTCTCTGATACGTTCCAGTCGTTCACGAACTTCCTGCATCTGTCGTGCTTCTTCCCGTTCTAACCACGCCACGTCTTGATGAGGCGCGTCAGAAGGGACGGTCCCGAACGTTTGCCGCCATTGTTGCACTAGTTTATTCCACATATCCGCGCTCACGTTCGCTTTGCTATTACAACACTCTTCTCAGCTAAGCCAATCGATTGTAAGGCGATATCCTGCCAACGGTCGGCACGAGCTTCGGCTTTGACTAAATCCTTTCCCCAACACCACACACCCTTGTAGCTACCCCACAGAATGAACATGAGCAGTGTGGGAAAACCAACGGATGAAATAGATTTAGCAAACTCGATAAACTCGGTCATTGTTTGGCCAGTCTACGAAGGAAGTCCGCTAAAGTAAAACGCACACTGGAAGCCGATACGGCATACACTGGCGGGAGACTCTCCACCATGTCCATATGAATCTCATCGATGCCCACGGTTTGAATCTTGAAGAGTCCAACCAATGGCGGATTGGTGAGATTGATAGACACCGTCTTTCCACTAGCCGTTTTCGGATCACGTGTCGAGTAGTTCGCCGTACGGATTGGCATACTGAACAATGCCAACTCGCCGTCCCCTCGAATCTCTGCTTGTCGTATGGTCAGAATGTTGTCGTCCGAGATCACCGGACCTTCATGGATGCCATCCCCTTCACCTTCTCTCGCTGCTGCCGCAACCTGTGCGGCGACGTCATCTCGCTGCACCCAAAAGTTGATAGGTGAATTCATTGGGATCGGTATGGTTATCGGCGCCGTCAACAACAGCGAACCGTTTGACGTAGTGGGACCATTCCCGCCAGTCGCTCCGGCACCGTCCACACCAAATCCGGATCCGGTTCCACACGCGTCATCACCCATAGTCTCGCAGCCGTTGTTCGAAGGAATGATGGCGTCTCCACCAGCATCCCCACCGCCACCGCCTCCACCGCCTCCACCATCCGGACAGTCCGCACTACTGGCGCGTATCGGACACGCAGGATCTTCATCCAATACGAGTTGGTCATCCACCTTGTGATACGGTAAGGTTTGCGATCCGACGTCAACCTTACCTACGGGATCAAATCGAGAAGGATCAGAAACCGCGAGTGGGCCGACCGTAGACACCGTCGGGAGTCGGCCGGTCCAACCGTCCAATGCAAATTTACCGTGAAGAATTCTAGCCTGCCAATTAAACACGAGATACGGATCGATCGCCGAACCGGCATTATTCACGACCTTTACTCGGTGCGTAAATAATTCCGTCACCAGACTGAAGATCGTCGGGCGATTGAAATCTTGGTCGTAGAAATGTTGGCCACCGGGATACGGCGTACTTTCTACCGTAAGGGTAACGTTCGGATCAAACCCGGAGTCGGTATGTGAAATACTAGCTGACGTACGATTACCGCTCGGGTCCGCATCAGTGGTATCGATCACTACTCGGAAACCGTTTCCTGGAAGCGTGTTGATGGAATACGGTGTATTGAACGCACCGTTCAAGAAAATGTTGTACGTGAGAAAATGAACCGTTCGTTCACCGGTTGTTGGTACTGGTACAGAAAGCGTTGAACCGTCATCTGGATTGAAATCAATCTCGAATGAACCGGTACCGGCACTAAACGGCGTAACCACTAGGTCGCCACTCGCGGAAGTACTGTCTAAGGTTCCGAGCAGTCCCACCGTTCCGGGATCCATATTGTCGGCTTCTCTCGAGATGTAGACATTCCTCGGTACACCGAACACTTGAAGATTTGAAAGATGCAGTAGGTGCGTACCGTCGAGTGTCACGAGTGCACGTGGACCCACTGTGGTCTCATGACCGTCTGGATACACGTTCGAGTACGCTACCCAATAATTCCCGGCCGGGTATGACCCGCCACCCCCACCTTGTGACACGGTCGGCGGAATGGTGGGCTTAGGATAGGTCTTGGTATTCTCGACCACACGTGCACCGAAGAAGCCGCTGTAGTTTACCAGCTGACCAGCGACGTATGCGGTGCCCGATCCTGGAAGTAGATTGACATCGGTGAGAGGAATCGTCGTCGAGCCGATTGGAACATTGGCTGCTACTGTGGTGCCGCTGCCTTTGACAAAAACTCGATTCCGTAGTTGACGCGTATCCTCGGTCCATTGAAAGTTCGGTTCACGCAGGAGGTTGGTATTAGTGTCGTTGAGTTCGTCTGGTGCTTCGTCCAAGTCGTACACATAGAGTCGAACATCTCGCACATTGAGCCGGAAGCTACCGTTAATCTGGAGTGCAAGATCCTCGAAGCATTGTGACATGCTTTTGGATCCATCGAATTCGATTGTAACCTTCGGCAGTCCCGCTTGTATTCCCGTGGATGTGAAACCGTTAGTATAGTTCGTGATGAGAGACGTGGCTACAGTTGTTGCCGATACGTTATGAAAACCGCCGATCGGACGACGACGATTGAACATGTACTGATAGTCACCAGCAGTGACCAAATAAAACAGTTCGTCTGAGTCTCCCTTCTTCGTGGCTTCAACCGTCAGTAGGACGCCGGAAAAAATATCGCCGGCTCCGAAGTCCAAGTTGATCTGCATACCAACGGCTGGTGTCGTAAAACTAGTTGCGAAGGTCGCTGCAATCACCTGGCCGAGTGAGTCATCAATCGACAACGCGCGTCCGAGCTCGCGATGTACGCGTTGTGCCCACACACTAAGCGGACTCGGCGTATAGGTAAACGGCAGTCCACCAATGAAGGCACTGGCCTGACCTATCGCCGACCCTCCACTCGTGTTCGTACTGGATCCAATACCTTCAACTATGTTGGAGATACCGGATCCGGACGGGCGAGGAAGACTATAGGGACCGCCGATGGCGATGGGCATGTTAGTTCAATGCTTCCAGACAGTACTGATGCAGTGTCAGAGAGTGCGTTGCCACCACTTGAGTGAAGAAGAGATCTACCGTTTGCGATACCACTGAAGAGAAGTTTGCACCGACGGCCGGTGCTTGATTCCAAGGCAACATGCCGACCAATGATCCCAACGGCATCACACCGGAACCCTTGACCACTTCCGAAATGAACTTGCCGACGCCCATCAGATTGGCGTTGGTACCAACGGCTCGACACGTGAGCGTGATCTCGAGTTCCCACGGCATGTTCACGTGAGCCGTGACCGCGTCCAACAGGACGGCTTGACTGTCGAACACCACCGTCCCACCGAAATCGATATCAAATCGTGCGGTCCCTGGTGTGGTGATGACGGTGGAGATGCGTCCTGCAGCCCAGACACGTAACATGCGTCCAGCGTACTGAAAGAAACCAGGATCCAGAACGCCCTTCGCTTGTACGGGAAGAATGGAAACGCGTGCAGCCGTCGTGTGTGCGGTACCGTCACCTTGTGCGGTGACAAGAATTTCTCTCCAGGTCGGAACTCGATTCATCTAAGCCTCCGTGATTGTACTACCTGAACCGATGACGGGAATAACGTCCACGACTACGGCAATGGCCGGTGCCACCGCTCCTTTGTATATGAGATAATTTCCGGTACCGGTACCGACCGACCAGAAGGTAACAGATCCTCCTGCACCCCCGGTCATACGCGGAAAACTAATCGGTGTTGTAGGACTGACCGAACCTGCGGTCACGGTCCATCCGGCAGCGGTTCTCGAAACCAACTGCCGTGCGTAGCCGGTGTAGGCGATCTCGTTTGTTGCCTGACTGGATGCTGGATCTCCGGTGTGCAGTGCCACAGTAAGATTCACGATCCCGGACAAAGCCTGACGCGCAAGATCTGAGAGTGTGATCGAGTTGAAGATCAACAGTAAGAGATCGTTTTTATATGTCGCACCCTTAGACATTCGGTCCTCTGACGATAACTTGAATCGTACCGAGTGCGTTCCCTTTCGGACTCACGCACGTAATGTTGGTTGCACTATTGACAACAACGCTCGTCGCTTCCTTTGCGCCGAAGAAAACGCGATCTCCGGCCGTAAAACCGTGACCATCGATACTGACCGCTGTTCCACCGCGAATGGTTCCGCTGTTCGGTGTGATGAGATCGACACTCGGGGCAACGGCCGCTCCTCCGGCTACCGCAACGGTATCAGGACTAGGACTCGATTCGAAGATGACGAACTTCGTCAACGATGGAGAATAACCGACACCGATCCATGGACGGAAGAAGTCATCGACACCGTTGTCCATCAACTCTGTCGTCCACACATCGGCGTCTGTAGACAGCGCAACCTTCGCATCCGTAGAGGAGTGAACCAATACGAATTTCGTGAGCTCAGGAGAGTACGCGATCATTCGAATGGTTGTGAGTGTCCATCCCGTTGGAGGAGTACCCCAATCGGTCCATGTCACTCCACCGTCCGTTGAACGCACCACGTGCCCAGTACCGGTTTGCGATACCGCCACAAACATACCGAGCGTAGATGAATACGCAATCCCTCGGTTCTGGAATCCCAACGAGATCGGCGTGGTTTGCAACGTCCAGGTCACGCCATCAGGCGACGTCATGATGCTCTGGGTACTGTTCGTACCGGCGGACGCCACGAGTTGAGTCGTACCGTTCGTAGCGATCCCGCCCCAAGTCTTTAAGGTCACCGGTGTCGTCTGGTTGGTCCACGTGATCCCGTCTGGCGACGTCATCGCACGATGCGTACCGCCTTGCGAGACCGCTACAAACAGATTGATGGATCCACCGATCCACGTGACATCTTGCCACGCATTCGCTTCTGAAGCCACTCGACCGGTCCAACTGATACCGTCCACAGAAGTCATTACCTGATTGACCGCCGCGGTCGAACTTGATACTGCCACAAGTGTGGTGCCGTTGAAAGCTACGCTCAACCAGGAGTTTGCCTCAGGCGTACTTCGCATTGTCCATGTAATCGCGTCCGGAGACGTCAGTACGCGTTTCAAGTCTGCACCGGTACGGGATTCTACAAGGACGAACAGATTGATGGATCCTCCGGCGAAGATACACTTGTTGTAGGTGGGTGTACCGGCCGCTGAGTCAGTAGCGGGTTTTGTCCAATTGAAAGCCATGATCAGTTCGACCCGAAGAGTGCACCGGTCTTTCGAAGAATTTCGTCACCGACTTTCGTAGCGGCACTGCGAAGGGTATCGTTGATGTAGATGTTGTTGACCTGTGAACGTGATGCGCCACCGGTTGCCGAGAGCGGTGTACCGGATGGATACACTGATGAACCAAATGGTAGCCGTACCGGCTCTGGTCCATTCTCACCAACCATAACCAAACCACCTTCAGCGAATCCTGGAATCTTCGGACCCGGACCGGTGGGCGTGCCGGGTGGTGGTGGACCTTGCTTCGCGAACTGGAGAATCTGTGAAAACGAATACCCGAGTTTCGCCCACGCCGTTACATCTCCTTGATTGAGTCCGAAGCTTGCGGCCGTCGAACCAAGGTTGGTCTTGTTAACATCGAACGAAGCGGAAGACGCTTTCGCTAGCGAACCCAATTCAGATGACAGTTTCTTTACTGCATTGGCATTCGCATTCACCGCGTTTGCACTGGCGGCATTTGCGCCGGCCAGTTGAGCCGTTGCATTTGCTGCGGCATGGAGATCCTGTTCTAAGGCTTTCACCTGGTCGTCCGTGAGACCATAGTACGCGGCCACGTCTCTGGCTGAGACGCCGGACTGCAACAGATGCTCAGCCCAGGACACAATACTCCCGTCAATGGAATCTATTTGTTGCTGGAAGGTCATCGATCCTGAAGCCACGGCCGTCAAGACCTTAGCCCAGTCCTCAGCGGCCTTCTGCGCTTTCTTCGTAGACTCGGTTTCTTCCTTCAGGGATCCATCGATTTCTTTTACTTGCGCATTGGTCAAACCGTACGCCTTCGCCAGTTCCTGCTGAGAGATGCCGGCCTGCAAATAAAACTTTACGGCTTCCACAACGGTACCGCTGACACTATCCAACGTCTCCTTGTGAGTCCTTCCAACGGAGTTCAGATCGTCCATGATCTTCTGCCACTCTTTGGCAGCTTCAGCGGTCTTCTTGATTGCGGCTTCCTGCTCCTTGTGCGCATCGATGAGTGTCTTTACCGCCACCACATTGGTCCCGGTAAGTTCAGCGATGTCCTTCATCGACTGCCCGAACTTATTCAGTTCGAGGATCTCCTGTTCCTGGACGGCTGTCAGCGGTATGTACGCTTGGTTGCGGAGCTCGTCGAGCTTTACCGCTGCTCGATCAATCACTTCTCCGGACTGAGAGAAATGCTCGTTGAGGAATTTTACTGCCTCACCGTACTTAATTCCGGCCGGAGCACCGGCTTCCAACGCTTTGTTTACGGTGTCAAGTTTTGCGGCAGCAGTTTCGGCTTCCAACGCATCATTGCCGAGATAGTCAGCAATGGGTTTCAACGATATCAGTTCAACCGCCGCGAGCGCCACATTCGCAGATGCCAGCTTCAATCGATCCCATGCCAACGTGAGCTCATTGGTCAATGGTGCCACGGTTCGACCGACATCTTCCCAGGCTTCCTTTGTAAGCGTCGCCGAATGCCGAACCTCTGCACCGAACGCCTTTGCCGCCGCGACTTCTGCATCACTCCAGAGATGACCGAGCTTTTCACTTTCTTCGGAAAGGTCCGTCAACGGTTTGAGCAGTGTCGGTAGGATCTCCCGACCTTGACGGCCAAAGATCTCGAAGGCCACCGCGCTCTTGTTCACCTCTGTTCCGGCACTTCGAAATGCGTCGCTAACTTTCAGCAGCTGCTCGTCTGGTCGAAGTTGTTTGAGCTCAGCAACTGAGAGTCCCAGCTTGTTGAGTCCCTTGTCCACTGCATCAGCGTTGTCTTCAAGACGTTTCTGAAACATGAACAACGAATTACCGAAGGTTTCGAGCGTACCTCCCGCTGCGGATATCGCGAAGTCCAAGTTGTCGATGGCCTCAACGGGGATGTTGAACTGCGTGGCCATCCGTCCGAACTGCTGACCAACTTCCTGAGACTCGTTACCCAGGGCAATGAGTTCGGCTCCGATCACAGCACCGGCAGCAACGAAGGCCGTTGCTACCAATGCTTCACCGGAAACCAGATTCGTTACCCACGACGTGTGTTCACCGCCGAACTTCTCGAGATTCTTCTGGACGGTCTCGAGCGTCTCGGTGTATTCGTCTTTGAGTTTTATTACACCTTGAATTGCTTCAAGATCGATAGCCATCAGCGGATTCCCTTTTCCTTAGCAGCAATGGCCGCATTGCTACCGAAGATCCACGCATCGATCATTGCTTCTTGATACTCCAACGTCTGTTTCGGTGCCGTTGGAATAGTGAGATCACCGAACGGTAGTATGAAGTCTTTCAGCTTCCGTCCGTCTCTAACTAGTACTTGAACAATGTGTGCGGCATTCATATCCGCACGGTAGTCTTCGAATGGTTCCAGGTCTTCGAAGGCTTTCCATTCCTGAAACATATGCCACGACATCGTACGCAACATCTGATTCACGTTTGGAAAGCCGAGCCGACACGCGAGTCGAAATGCGAAGCGGCGATCACCGCCTCGCACTAATCCTTTTTTAAGGCCACCCCGCCATCTTTCGACATGCCGTTCAACTTCAAACAGGTTTTCTGAAGTCGGTTAAGCACAAACATACTCTTCCGCTTCAGTTTAGTAATGTGACCTTGCATGATATCGTTGTAGGTTGGATCGGTGCGTGGCGGCGTCGGGTAGAGACGATTGTTGTTCTCGTCTACGGCGCAGTATACGAGAATGACGTACATACCGTCACGGACGTTTGCTTGAATATCCATCTCGGCAGAGAGTTCCATGCCGTCGTTTGCCGGCATTTGGCGAAGCCGGACCACGCCCGGCTTCCCCTCAGCATCCTTCCATTCCGGAACGGACTCATCAACGTACGCGAGATCGTCTGCTGCGTCAATCTGATCGGCCGAAAGTAATACGCTCATGACTTCTACCTCACAGTAAAAAGTGATTGTGCTCCATTTCCTCGAAGATGTCCGAGGAGTCTACGCTTCTGCCACAGTTGAAGACCAGGTCAACGCCAGTGTCGCACCTTGCTTGGAATCCACCGGTGCCGGATCAAACTTGAACTGTTGCACGTACGCGAATCCGGTTCGCGTCTTGCCGGATGGAAATAGAATCTGCCACGCGTTCTTCACGTTGTTCGTGATGTCCGCGAGGATGGTGATGTGCGTCGCATCCGATGCCACGTAGTTGATCTTCATCGTGGGATCGTTCTGGCGCAAGATGCCCAACACGTGAGACTCCGACCCATCGTTGTGGGTTGAGGTCTCGATCTTGTTGCGCATCATTCCGCCGGGATCGAGCTCAGTAAGTTCACCGATCGTAACGAACGCCGTTGGCGTAGCGAACGGTGCTCGCTTGATCAGGATGCCAGTCGCTGTCACTGCATTCGACATACTCGTGTCTCCTTTGAAATCTTGCTACGGGTCGATGAGTTCTAGACGCTGGTTCCGAGGATCGCGAGATCGAACACCTGCGTACCGGCCGACGGAGTGAACTGCAGGATGTCGGCGGTCGCTGCCGTCACCGGCCACCCGGCCGCATCCGGTGAGTACACGAAGAACACACCACCCGGTTTGATGGCCCACGTATGAGCAATGGCACCGAAACCGAGAAGAACAGAGGCCGCGTCATTGCCCATAATGACGTTGCCGCTGTTGGCTGCCGCTGCGATGACGAGAATGGCTTTGACTCGTGCCAAGACGAACGCGGCACCGAAAGCGTCGAGCAGTGACCCACTCAAGTCATAGTCGAATGCAGCAGCGATTGACTTTCCTGCATCCGTGAAGATACGATCAGCCTGACCGGCACCGGTTCCGCTAGGGACGGAAACGTTGATGCCAGTCTCGAGAGCAGCCTGACCAGACGCAAGACCGAGCGTGTTGGCCAAGATGGATTGAAATCGAACGACAAGTGTTGACGTAACGGTTGCGGCCATGTTGAGATCTCCTTAACTGGTTGCCGATGATAGGCGCTTGACGATCTCGAGATTGAAGACGTATCGCGCTCGACCTTTTTCATCAACGGGTAGTTCGAACGGTTCCTGCTTCGGTGCGCACTTTCGCCACCACGTACCGTTAATGAACTGATCGTAGAAGTTGAAGGTGACTTCATATAACTCGAATGCGACGTCTTCTGCGTCCTGCGGGTGCTCCGCTCTGGTGGTCACCTGAACGGATGGTCGTTCGTAGGCAATGGTAGTGCGTGACAAGTTATGCGTACCCTCGTCACCTAGTCCTCCCGTTCTAATGAGAGTAATGAACGCACGAGCACCAACCGGTAGCGCGTCCGGAATGACGGCTCGCGGTCCCCTGAAGAGTGTCGTACCGAACGTACCATATCCTCCCTGTGTGAGAAGCAACAGCAAGTCCGGATAGACGGTGGATGCACTCATAACGCCTTACCCATTTGGATTTTTCTCGCTACACGATCTTTAATGAACCGAGAAGCTTTCCCCAACGGCCGTTCGATATACTTCGCTTCACCGACAGAGTGAAAGAAATCGAGATCCTCGTGCTGCACCGCAGCATAGGTTGCCGACTTCGGTCCGGTCTTGATTTTCACAATGATCGTCTTGCCGTCCTGGATTGGTCCTTCAGAATGAATCTCGTCACGTAGCGTTCCGGGTGGATTATTTCCGTAGGTACGGTCAGCGACCGGTGTCACGGCCTTACACTCTGGAACGAGTTCATCTGCGACTTCCTTTAAGGCACGACCGATCTCACCCGGTGCATGAGCAGCGAGTTTCTTCATGTCGGCTATGTTCTTGAGAATGTCAGAGTAAATCGAGCTACCAGCCATCAGCCGAGATAGACCTCTGTAAGAATCGGATTGACGTTCGAGACAAAACCTTCGGTGTTGAGAATTGGACCGGTGGTTCCGTCCGGTAGTGTAAAACGGTCCTGCAAGTTCACGACAGTAGAATTGAGTAAGGCAATGTAGGCTTGCGACATTACCATTTCTCCAGTGGAGGTCTTCACCAACTTCTGTTTCTTCACCACCACTGCACGACGGGCCACTGCCGCAGCAAAGGAACGATTGCCGGCACCATCAATACTGATGACGGACTCGTGACTCACGATCGCCTGCATTCCCAAATCATTTGTGATGGAATCAGCGATCGCGACGACATCATCGAGAAGTCCCATCATGACTTACTCCAGGATGTCCATCGACACGTCGAGAGTAGGACCGCCGGTGATGTTGTGCAGCGTGAACGTTTGTCCAGCAGGAATCCAGATACCGACACCACGGTCCAGTCCTCCCAAAATGAGAGGTAGGATATCTCGAATAGCACTGATGGTTGCCGGTACAGATACTCGATGGAAGAAAGCCGCAGGAGCGGTGGGTGAGGTACCCCATGCCAATGCGACCTTTGTGAGCGACGGTTCTCCGTTCTCTACCGATAAAAACGAGACCGGAGTAGTGGGAGTAATTCCCGCGACAGCAGGACGACCAGTACCGAACACCCCTGTCACGGCCGACGCGACCGTAATGTTGAAGTTCAGTATCCGAACACCCTTCACACCGGAAATCACTGTCGGAGCGATGATCTCCAACAATGCTTGAGCGGACGTGACGTTCGATGTCCGAACAGCGAGTTCATAGCGTTGTGACATTTATGCCCTCAGGAGATCTCGTACTCCGGTTGCGCGAGTGATCGGATAGCCCCACTCTGGTGGTACCAGGTAGTACACGGAATCAGGCACGGCTTTTGCGAACACCGAATCCTTGAAGTCTACTTCGACAGGACCGGCTCTGACGTGCGTGATGCCCTGTGTTTGCACCGATGAATCGGCGGTGCGATCCGATACCAAGAGTTGACGAGCGTACTCTGCCGTGGCTTGCTGAATTTCAACGGGAACGATGTGGATGTCTACGTATTCCCATCCGTTCCGTTTCAGCATGGCACCTCTTGGCCAGAGTAATGCTTGGATGGCGTCTGTGGGGTAGCCGGTCCACACCCACAGACGGTCCAAGAGAAGCGTAGCCCAGAGAATGGCAGCGGTCTTCTGGTCTATGGCCTGAGCAGCCCACGTCGAACCGATCGTGGGACGATCGAGATGAAACTGGTCGGCAAACGTCACATCGCAATACGCGTTGGCGAGTGCCGAACCAGCCGTAGTAACGATGGTGGACGTTGGCATGACCTACGCCGGATCCGCAACGTAACGGATCTGCATGTCTACAGCAGTTGCGACCGTAGGCGTGCCACCGACCGAATGCGCGATCAGAGCCGCATTCGCGTCCATCTGCGTGAACGAGGCACCGTCCGCGAGGATGACCGCGTTCGCAGCACCGGCTCGTACGAGCGCAGACTGTGTCAGTGCCGCTGCCGCTACGACAAGTGCTTCGACTGCCGCTGCAGCACGCGTGCCGGCGATGTTGATGGAGGTCGATGTGGTGACCGCTCCACCGATAGAGATCATCCACGCATCGACCAAACGCCATCGCACACCCGGCAACGCCGGACATGAAGTGAATGCAAGACCGGCTGTAGTCAACTGCGCGACAAGAAATCTCTGACGGAAAAACTTGGTGACACCGAACGCTACTTCGATGTCACGAATGTAACGTACTTGAACGGCGCCACGACCCTCTGGGAAGTTTCTGAGATCTGACATGATGTCAACTCCTGCCTATCGAAATGCTGGGTATGAGCGGATCCGAAATTGGATCCGCTCACATGCACTTCTCCCACGTACCCGACTATCCGCCGAGGAACACACCGGCGTTGGTGCGGACGATCGATCCGCCGTACAACGCGTCGAACGACCACTGCACCTGACGATGCTGTCTCGTAACTTCCAACCGTAGCGCGAGTCCTGACACTTCATCGACTGCCGTCGCCGTGAGCGTCGCACCCGGTACCTGAATGGTATCGAGCAGAGGAGCCATGGCGAACGCGATCGCATCGCGGTGAATCAACGTGTTCATCACGAACGATGCCTTCTTGGTGATCGTCTCGCCACCGGCTGAGGCAATGACCAAGCCACCGACACCAGCCGAGATCCCCCGGAACGGTTCGATAGTGATGGACGTGATCGTGCCGCCACCCACCGTCGTCTGCACCTGATGCGTGATACCCGGTTCATGCGAGAATGAAATGATGTCTCCCGGCAACAGCGTACCGGTTGCACCACCAGAGATGGCGAGCACCGTCGCGCCAATGGCGTTGACACCAGTGATGGTCGAACCGGTCACGTAGGTACCGGCCGTATGCGTCGGCACGCGCTGAGACATCAGCCACAGTGCACCGAGCTTGCGACCGATCTGGCCATTGATGATCCCGTCCGTGTCGCCACGGAACGAAGCATCCTGGAACGCACGCAGACCGAGAGCGTTGGCTTCTGCGTCCGTGTTGATGACCATGTACCGAGGATCCATGTCCATCAACTGGTTGTTGCCGATCTTGCGGGCATCGAGATAGCCCGACAGATCGGTAGCGAACGGCGTGGTACCGGACACTCCGGCGAATCCATAGAACCCACCGGCCGCATGTGTGAGCGACCAGAGGAAGTCCTCGATGGTGTTCGCCATGCCCTTGATCGCTTCTTTCGCCTGCATCGGCAGGATGCCCCGATCGACCTGCGACAGACCTTTGTCGTCCATCGCGAACGGCGCTTCCTTCCACTGCGACAGTGTGACGGGAATCGTGGACGGCGTGACGGCGGTGACCGCCGGAGGCACAACATCCGGCGCGACGGTACGAGTGGCGACCGCTGCCGGTACGGCAACGTTTACGGTAGCGAATCGTTTCGCAGCCGTAATCTCCGTTTCGTAGTCACGATTGGCGATGTGCACCAGGGCCAGTTGTTCGCGTAGGGTCGCGAGACCCATGGCCACAACTGTGCCGAGGATATTGGTAGTGACGAGTGCTCCTGCCATAAGTGAAGTCTCCTTGAAAAAACCCAGATTGTTTTGTCAGGCAACTCCACCGGAGTCGGGCACTCTCACCGCTGGTGAGAAGCCGAAACGCTGTGCTCGCCGAGTCAGCGTTTCCTATTGCGGTCGAACGACGAACGAAAGTGTGGTGCTCCTCTGGAGCAGGTGATCCCATCCACCGGATAGAACCACCCTTGGAATCAACTACTTCTTGGTCGGCGGACGATGCATCGGATGCGCATTGACCGCCTTCGTCTGCGTGGGAGCCGAATACTTTCCAGCCATTGCCCTTCCTTTCTACGCTCCTGCGTTCGAGTACACGACCTTGACCTTGCCCTTCAAGATGTCAGCCGAGAACTCTCCGAGTTGTGCCGGTGTCGGGTCGCGGAGCTCAGTCTGACCCGGTTTCAGACCGCCACCGCCACCGCCACCCCGGCTACCTTCCGACCCACCACCGGTGGACGGTTTGAATGCGAAGTCCACTTCCTTCATCTGAACACCGAGCCACTCTTCGACATTGAGTGGATCACCCGGCTTCACCGAACTGAACTTGTTCGCTTTGGCGACAACCCTGCCGTCCTTTACTTCGAAGGCATCCGTGGCTTTGCCCACGATGAAGTCCAGCGCTGAGGCAATGCCGCCGACCTTATTGAAGTGTTCTCCGACCGTGGATCGAAGTGTCTGATCATCGGCTCGCTTCCGTTCGGCCACGAGCAGCGCATCCGATGAAGCGATCTTTTCTTCCAACGGCTTCACTGCGGCTGTTACGGCACTGGTGACCAAAGCCGAGATGTCGTCCGGCTTCGTGACACCTTTCTTCTTGAGCTCCTCGACTTCGGTCAACGCCTTCTTCGCGGCGTCGATGTCGAGACCTTCGACCTTCACCTTGATTGGTCGAAGCTCCTCGACTTCCTTCATCAGCTTCACGTTGTTATCTCGGAACTCGACGACTTTCCCGAGTTGCACTGCGTGATCTGCTGCGGACACGAATCCCGGCGGAGCCGCATCGAGAATGACTTGGTACTTCCCGTCCTTCTGTTCATAGTACTGTCGAAGCGGTTCGGCGACTTTGTCAAGCGATTCCACCACCGGTGGTAATCCTGCCATACTCTACACTCCTGTTCAAAGGTTACGCGACTTCCAGTAAGAAGAAGAGCTCGTCCTCCTCCGCTTGTACGAGATCCGGACCGATCTCCACCAACACTCGGCCAACAGCGGTACGGATTCTCTGGCCACGAATCGGGATGACCGTGGACCCCAACACTGACACTGACGAGGTTTGTATATAGACGCTCGCAGAGATCGCTTCGATTCGAGCATCCGATTGAATCTGTACGACTCCACTTGCGATTCGAACTGCGGACCCAAGTGCTGGGGGTTTCGCAGCAATGGAAACATCGGTGTAAACGGATACGAACCCGGCCGAAACACGAACAACCGATCCGACCACTGATACGGATGCGTCTGCTCGAACCTCTCGAGAGAGACTCGATGCCACAGCCACTGCATCCGTAACATGTTCGGGACGCGCTCGTGCATGACGACGAAGTTGTGACCACCCTCTGGAATCAGCGACCGCTGACGGACCAACGGTTGTGGCGGCACCGCCAAAGAGAATTCCTCCGGAACCGGCATAGACAAAGACATTGGTACCGTGCGGTTCGAAGACCGTAGTGGCCGCACCACTGAACACCACACCGCCAGTGGGGACGTAGTCTCTGGTAAGACTCTCGTCCATCGTGCCGCCGAATACGATGCCTCCAGTCGGGTCATACGCAAACGTTCGCTTCTGCGTCGCATGACCGGCGAATACGACTCCGCCGGATGGTGTGTACTTGAAAACAAACTTCTCTGCTTCTTGTCCACCGAAGACAATACCACCGGAGACGGTATACTTCCAGGCAAACTTCTCTACTGCCTGGCCGGCAAAAACTATCCCGCCACTACCCGTATAGGAGTAGGTTACGGTTCCGGAAGCTTCTTCGAGCGAACGAAGATCTAAAAGCATTGACTATTTCGGCCGACGGGACTTCGGAATCAATTTCATGTCACCGAGTGGAACGGCCTTGGCCGCATCCACGATTCGAGTTTGTCGTGGTCCACTCATCAACGTTTCACCGGTCTTCGGATCAACTAAATGAACACCTTCACCTCGAATGAAGATGCCAAGTTGACCGTCCACCGTGCACCACTGTCCGTTTCGCATATCACTCTCCGGTGAACTGCGGAGTCACCTTAACCAAATCGCCGTTGTTCTGGACCAAGTACGGTCCATTTGTGAATCGTTCTGCCCAGAGAATCTTTCCGCTCGTAGTCTGAACGACGTAGTACCCGAACACGTTCTGACTCTGCACCGCTGTCGAAGTGAAGGTCTGTTCCGCTGCGGCCGCACTACTGGGAGTCCCTGGCGTGATCGTCCAACTCGCTCCGGTCAACGAAATGGATATGTACCCGGTAAAGTCCGCCTCGGTGTAGGTGGATTCGGTATCGGTCTCAGCCGGAGTAATGTTGTTTTTGAATAACTTCAACGTTTGGTTCTGCGGCGCAGTCTTGTTCAAGATGTTTTGGAGCATCACATCTTCCGCTGCGTTCGGCACAAGCAGTGTCATGAACTATTCTCCGGTAAACTTCGGGGTGACCTTGATTGCATCACCGGCCTGGAGCATGTCGTACGGACCGTTCGTGAATCGTTCTGCCCACAACAGTGGGTGTCCGGGATTCCCTCGTTCGATCGTATAACCGAAAATCGTTTCAGGAAGTCCCGGTCCTCCTGCCGTGAACACTTGTTGCGTCGCAACGGCCTGTGTCGGATTTCCCGGAGTGATTGTCCAGTCCGTACCGGTTAGTGTCAATGACACGTAACCAACGAACGTTGCTTCCGTGTAGTCGGCAAACGTGTCCGTCTCTGCTGGTGTATGATTATTGGAGAACAATCGGATTACCATATCAAATACCGCGTGCTTGTTCATGAGCACCTCGAGTATCGATACTTCACCGACATTCACAACTACGAGCGCCATCAGTACTGCCCTCGACCCATACCGGATGCATTCGGTAGTTGTACTTCGTGCCACCAGATCTGACCGAAGACACCGGAACCAGATTCCGTTCCTAACGACATCGACGCATGCAGTGCGAAAATCCCACCTGGGGGAACAATGTAACGGCCGTACACAGGAACGTACTTCTGCAAGTGCAAGATGTTTGTGTTCGCACAAACCACCGAACCTACCACATGCCAATCTGAACTGCTGATATGGCCGTTGATCGCTGCGGCTCCTGAAACCGCAGCTATCCCTCGATACTGTTTTCGTCCGGTCAACGATGTGCGGGTTGCGAGCGCCAATCCAGATGCCGGTGTATTACTGCCGGCTCCAAGCGGCCACCGCGCTCGTAAGGCTACGGAAATATTGAGCACGGTGGCAACTGGTGTCGTGGGTAATGCATTCACTCGAATCCCTACCGCATCCACCACGATTGAGGGACCATAATCCGGTCCTATGTTCCAACACTTGAGTAACACTGAACCTGACGGTGGGAAAAACAAGTCCGGAGTTCCAGCAGTACCGATGACATGCCAAGAATTTCCGAATCGAGTTAATTCAGAATCTGGAGGAAGGGACTGACCGGTACAGACTTCTCCTCGCGGATTCATTTGCGGAGAACGACGAGCGTACGAGGCCGTCCTCATCCCGTGATCAATCGGGAGTAAACCTCGAACGAATGCGCGAGCAATACCGAATCTAGCCAAGGGTCAACTGAACTTCATGCCAGAAGATGATCGGCTGCGCGGTACCGGCTGCGGCATTGACCAGAGTGGCGAGCGAGAACATGCCCTGTGGTGGCACGATGTAGCGACCGTACACCGGGAACTCCACAGACAATGTGATGTTGGCGGTGTTGGCGCAGATGAGCTGTGTGCCGATCTCGTGCCAGGCCGAATCGTTGGTCACGGTAACCGATGCTTTCGCGTTGCCCTTGCCGCCGTAGTTCGCTTTTCCGGACAGTGACTTGATTGCGAGTGCACCAGCGGGATTGGCAATCGGATTGGTAGTGTTCAACTGTGCTGCGACACCGAGATTGAGTGCTGCAGCTGCACTGGTCGCCATCATGGTTCCGACGGCGTCGATGATGTAGCTTTTGCCGCCGGGAGCTTCACCGTTCCACAACGAAAGATGCGACGTGGTGGTTGGCAGAGCGGCGACCGGAGCGACCGCCGTACCGAGACAAAAATAACTACCACCCAGTCGTACGAGTTCAGCAGCCGGAGGTAATGCCTGCACCACGCAGACATCCCCACGATTGTTGACACAAACTGGATTGTCACTACCTTCCGGCCAGTTGGGCGTGAGGAGTCCACGAACAAATGCCAGGACATTAATCTTCGCCATCAAAATCCTCCACCGTCTGTTCAAATTCGTATGCCAACATGGCAAGAATTTTCGTGAGTGCGTCGTTGATACCGTTCAATTGCTCGAGAACTCGTTCGTCCGTTACCGATACAAGACCGAAACCTCGTACCGGCTCCGTCGCTATGAGATTGCCGTTGGCATCAGCGATTGAGACCACCTGCATTTGCACCGTAGCTGTCGTCCCATCCGGCTGGACAATATCCAGCTGCAGGTTCCGAATCTTCTTCCCGGTAGAATCCGGGGCGACTTGGACGACAGACTCTTGCGCCATACTAGCTCCGACCGTTGCCGAACTTCAACAAATGCGAAAGACCGGGGGACGGTGCGATGATCTGCTTGCCTTTCGCGAGTTCGTCCACGTGCTGAGAGATCGCTCCCTTCGCGACTTCCAGCAACCCGAGTGCGGCCACCTTGCTATCGATCGTTCCCGCCACGGACACCTGTCCTCCAGCGGTAAGAATCACCAGGATCGCCAACTGTGCATCCTGAGGAATAACTAACGACTGCCCTGCCACGGCCGATTGTGCCGGTTGATCCACACTATCCTCCAATCCGGACAAGTCCGGTTGATGCATTCGGTTCCGGGAATGGAACCAAAAAGTTTCCGTTGGTACTTGAATAGCCGCGTGGATCTCCTGAGGGACTAGGACCGAAATCTAGGATGACCACTGCACGGTTGCGTGTCGCGTTGAAGATGAGTGCGCCTCTGGCCACGATCGTGGAATTCGGCCACACCACGTCCGCCCAATCGATAACCGCCGTCGGACCGTCCATGACCACCGTCATCCCGGTGAGCACTTGTCCTCCAGCGGTATAACCAGGTGCGCCGATGACTTCTCCGTCCGTGGTGTACTTCTCCGTCATCGGCGACAGGTTCGCCTTATCGGAGTACAACGCGATACGGTACTCGTCCATCGGCTGAAACAAGGACCGAGCAAGATCGTAGTAAAACGAAATGGCGGTACCTGGAGCGATCACTTGTGTTCCTTGTGCTTGAAGTGTTCCACCTGTGCGAGTCTACGCTCCGCACCTTTTCTCGAGAGCGGCTTTGATAACTTCTTCGTACCGTCCGCACTCATCACGACGTACTTTCCGGGTCCGACACGTTTGATCATGCCGCAGCAGGAGGTGTCTGCTCCTCCGTGATTTGATATTTCAGTTTCCCGTCCGGACCCAGTACGGTTTTCCGTACCGGTCCGGGTGGCGGTGCGGGTTTCGGTTCCGGCGGTTTCTCCGCTTCGATTTCTTTTCCTTCCGCATCCGCGTCTACGTCATCCCGTGTCCAATCTCCGGTCGCCAGGAAGTTGTACCAGGTATCGAAAGAAATCTTTCCGGCCTGCAAGGCCTGGAGTGCCGCCGTGACTTCCTGAGCGGTGGCTTTCACGTTGAGGAAGTCCTTGTTCAACTCCACACTGACTTCGGCATCCAACGGTTTGACCAACGTACTGTCCCACCATACCAGAATCTGGAGCACCAGTGTGAGGCCGACTTCCAACGACTGCGTGATCATGCGCAATGAGGCGTGCTCGCTGGCATGACGCATACGAACCGCGCTCGCGGTTTCCTGGACCGAGGAGGGATCCTCTAACAAACGACCACCGAGCACGGCCATCTGTTTTTTCTTCTCTTCCATTGCGGTCACGATGGCCGCGAGTCCGGCACCTTGAAACTCCAACATCCCGGCTTCTCCCTGGACGTCAAGTTCCCACACCACGCTGGGTCCCATCTTCATCGGTACGCGACCGTCGCCGGAATTCCTCGCACCAGAGACCCACGGCGTCGGTAAGGCAACCAAATGCAAGCCGTACTCGTAGTCCACCGAGTTCCGCCAGTGACCGAGATTCACATCCGCCAGATCGATGAGCGGTGGCGTCTCGAGATCCGGTGTCGCGTTCTTCGCACAAATGAAAATGAACGGAATAAAATTGAGTGCGACACCCCGTCGCGTAGGAATGACCGCACCGCCAAAGATTTCGTACTCTTTCTGTCCCGGACCTTTCTCTCGATACAACTGCACCGCACAGACACCGTTCACGAGTCTGATGACGCGGTACTGACATAACGTGAGACACAGGAAGGGATCCTTCGGGTCCACGTACTCAATCAGTTCTCGGAGTACGAGATAGGTGAGCACTTGCCGGCCACCGATTCGTTCGGTACGCCAGTTGATAATGTCTTCCGCTTTGTAACCAACCAGGTAAGGACGCACGTCCGAAGACATGATTCCCTCTGGTGGCGGTACCGGCATGTCCACCATGACCCCGTACCGCGACATCAAGACGACCTCACGACCGGCTTCCTGAGCGAACATCTCGAACGGAATGTTTGTCAGTGTGACGTCGTCAAGATACGTCTTGATGGTTTCGGGGAATTCGACTTCCGGTGCTTCCTGAAAGACAGCACCGGTCATCCCGTTGGTGGTACGCTGAACGGCATTGTAGAAGCTGCCACGCTTCCGATACGCTTCATTTTCCGTCGCATCTTTCGCAGGCAACGACGGGACATACTTCTCTCCGGCTTTCAATACCGCATCCCGACCTTCGTAGCAGTCGCGCAAGCGTCGCCACTTGTCTTCCATCTCTACGAAGTCTTTGCGTTTCGTATCAACGGGCATGCCATCCTCTCGCGGTTACTTCTTCCGTGTCGTCGGCAGCTTCCGCTTCTTCGGCTCTTCCGCCGCTTCCGATCGTTCGTCATCCTCGGTCTGTTCCGGTTCGGATTCATCCACATCCGGCGTCCACGCCGATGCGGCCACTGGATCCTCGCACCAACCGGGTCCGAGCCGGTCATACGCCTCTTGATTCTGCACCACGATCGGATAGGTCGTGTACTGGGAATGTCGCGCATCGGCCGCGAACTCCGGTGTACCGTTGTCCTTGTGATAGAGGGTTACCGGAAATTGCATTCCACCCGTCTTGCGAGTCATGTCTCTCTATCCTTTCTTTTTGTAAAACGGACGGAGCCGAGTCTGGAGGCTCGACTCCGTCGTGTCAAACGTCGTACAAGGCTAGTTGACGACCGGTGGTGCCGGATCTGCCGGCAGGCCGGGATCGACCGGGACCGGATCGACCGGGACCGGATCCGCCGGTACGGCTGCGAGACCGTTGAGCACGGTTGCGGACGCGGTGAGTGCCGCTGCCACGCCATCGATGCGATTGGTCTCGGTGTCCAGCACGGCCTTCGCGGCGTCAACCTGTGCCGCCGTCATGCTGGTGCTGAGCGTAGTGATCAGCGCCGCAATGCGGGTGCTGGCCGCATCGAGAGCCGCGCTGAGTACGTCCTGATTGGCGGCGAGGGTGTTGGTGGCATCGTCCACCTTCTGCAGTGCCTGAGTGAGATCGGTCATGGTGTCTCCTCTACATGCGCGGAAGTGCGCCTACGTCGTGGGTGCGGGTGCGGTCGAGTCGAGTTGTGCGGCCTTGGCTTTGATGTCCGCCGCGACGGCTTCAATCTTGGAGGCATCGCCGAGCAGGCGAACCACTGCGGCGGCATCGCCTTGTTCGAATGGGACTTTATTGATCCAATTGGTGAACGCCGTAGCGAAGGCCGGTTCGAAGGTGTCTCCTTCCGCCACGAAGGAGTTCGCGGCTCCGATATACGCTGAGATTTTGAATGGCATCTGCTCCTCTCTCTGGATAAGAAACGGAGCCTGCGGGATGTTGACAACCGGCTCATCTTCTGGTTTCGTGCAGGCTCCGTCCATGGATGGGTTACCGCATACAGCCTCACCTCCTTCATGAATTAACCCCAGGCCGATTCATGGACACGTACTTCCTCGACGATGCCGGTATAGGACAGCGACGCCAGCATGAGGGCATCGGCGTCGTCGGGAGATGGGCGTCCTCTGGCCTTGATATCGTCTTTCGATTCCATTTGGATCTTGCCGCGACTGTTGCGCTTATAGCGGAGATCCACCAACTGCGCCGCGAGATCATCATCCGCGTCATCAATGTCAATGAGGCGGGATTGAAAGAGTTCGCGGAGCGCCCAGTAGCCTTCGGCGCGAATGTTCTCGAAGTGTTCTTTGTCCTTGGCGGGTCTCGAGACATTGACGCCAATGACGGTCGTGTATTTCTGTTCCTGGGCGCGTTGCACCACCCCGCGTCCAATGCCGATCTCGTCCACCTTCACCCGGCCGTAGGCGGTTGTGGTGTTGGTTTGCTTTCTGGTGTTGATGAATGCGAGCAGTTGTCCACAGGTCTCCATGGTGTTGGGGTTCTGATCGCGGCGGATGATGCGATAGCGTGGTCCCTCGCGTTCGCAGTAGGTGGAGTTGTTCGCGCCGCCACCGACGTCCAATCCGAACTCATAGGGCGCGGTAGCGGGGAGTTCGTGCTGCTGCGCGGCCAGGACCCATTTGATCGGCAGCAGGCCATCGATGGTAGTATCGGGGAATTGCCCAAGGACTTTACTGACCCAGAAGGGATTCGACTCGCCCCATTTGCGGCGTTTCTCGTCCACCCAGAGTTTGCCGACCAGCAGGTGTTTGAGTTTGTCGGGTACCGCTTCGCCGGTAAAGTTGGGGGTGTCGAAGGCGGAGATGGGAATGACATTCCATCCGGAGCCGGGTTTGCAGATGTTATGAAATTCCGTCTCGGGTGCGTCGGGGTTCCCAATCGCGAGGAAGCGCGAGTCGTCATTGGCGCAGAGGGAGTCCGCGGCTTCCCACAGGGCCTGGCTGGCGATGCCTCCGGCTTCATCAAAGATGACGAGCACGTAGCGGGCATGAATGCCCTGGAACGCCGCTGGGTCGAGATCATCCGGCTTCATGCCGAAGGCCACCAGTTCCTCTTTGCCATTGGCCGTGGGGAGGAACCACTCGGTCTGGTTGGTGCGGCCGATGAGCGCGGCATTGCCATGGGCGCGATTGATTTCCCGCCAGAGAATGTTCCGGACCTGACGCCCGGTAGGAGCCGAAGAAACCACGAAGGCTTCTCCAGCGGGATGATTGCACAACCAATGCGCGGCGATTCTGGCCGCGAGGAACGACTTGCCAGAACCATGACAGGAGGGAACGGCGGTCTTGCGATGATCCCGTACTGAAAGGACAATCTCGCGTTGCTTGGTCCAGAGATGCTCCTGCAGGGTGTCCTGGATCCAGCGGTCCGGTGCGGCGAGGTAGCGTCGGCGCCGTTGTTCCGCAATGATGCCGGCCAGCTGTTCGGCTGGCGAAAGAAAGGAACGCGCGCGAGGAGATCCCCCTAGGGAGAAGGGATCGGGATGGGGATGAGTGGTAGGTTTCAAATTTTAAAATTTAACAGGGATTGCTATCCGGACACATGCGCAGGATGATCCACCCGAGAATGAGGATGGTAGCGAAGAACCACAGGAGCAGCAACGCGCAGGCGGTGAGGAATCGGCGCATGTCAATTCGCGTAGTTGTTCAAGGCACAGCGATGCACGGGGTCAAAAGGGTGCCGGAGGTTCAGGGCCGAAGAAGACATACAGGACGATCAGACAGGCGAAGGCGAACTTGAGCAGCATGATGCCGGGACCGCCGGGAATGGAGAGGCCGACGAGTTCAAAGAGGAGCGGGATGGCGAAGATGCAAATGAGGACGAGGATGACCGCGTAGACCAGACGCCAGAGCAGGGATTTGATATTCATAATGACACCTGATGAAAATTGAATTGAACTGTGAGAATGTACCACGCACGATTTCACTGAATTTCAGGGGTGCATGCTCCCCCTCCTGCGGGATGCCAGTCGATCGGCTCGCTGTTCTTCGCGTAACATTTCATCGACGCGAGCATCGAACTCGTCATCAATGTGTTGCTGCGAGAATTCTTTTCGTGGAGCATCGAGTTCTTCTTTGGTACGGACCCATCCCTCTCGTAGTAAGCGTTCGAGCTCGCTCTCCTCTGCCGCGCAGGGATGGACCCGTGCATGTTCCGGATGATACATCTCGATCATACTAATGTACCGTTTCTGCCTTGAGCATCGCGGCGACCTGGAGTGCCCGCTCCTGGAGCTCCTCATTACTCAAGGCACTCAACTCCTGCTGTAGCGAGAGCGTACCCGAATGCTCCACCATTTCCTTCGGCTTGCCCTTGGCGTAATACCACAGCATGCATTCTACTGCTGGGCGTAATTTTCGCTCCCGCAGATCCGCAAGCAGGCGTTTTCGGTACACTGGATCCTCAATCATTTGCAAACAATCCAGCTTGGTTTCCTTGCTCACGACGAAATTCTTTTTCGGGGCCGCTTTTTCTGCCGCATGTACCGGAGAATCTTTGTATGAATGATTCTGCGTATGACCCTGCGGCTTGAGACAGTGCTGGCGCGTCTCGCGGTGTCGATGCGTACAACGCGGACGAATGCCGGGTGTCCGTTTGTATGCAGATGGCGTGACGAACGTGATTTTTGACATAATTTTCAGCAGTGCCTAACCACGAAAAGTGGCTCGTTTCTCCTCCAACACCCCATTATCCTAAGGCCCGAAAAACCGACCCTCTTCCATGGTATTTCCTCCTCCGAATTCGCAATTCCCTGTGCGTATTTCGAAAAAACATCACTTTTCCGGCAGTTCACACCTGAAACGCGAGGGGTAGGGTCCCCCTTCATACACCGCCCCTGTTCGTCGTTCGCTCGCGTCATTTCCGCACCATCCTTCAGCATTTCCCCTATGAAGTACCACTACATTACTAAGGATTTTTTCGTATGATTTTTTATTTAAGGAAGACTTCTAGAAGAATGACCCATACCCCCTCCACTCTAGACGTGAATTCCCATTTATTCAATTCTTACGCATAACTATATACAGTAATCGCTCATCGCTGCTAAAAGGGACACCTGCATCTCCACCCCTGAATTTCCTCTCGACACTTTATCTAGTAAACTCTATAATCAGCTGTTCGGAGGATCCAATAAATGCCGCTGTATGACTATCGGTGCCCGGTCTGCTCCATCACCATTGAACTGTACCAGCATCACCATCACGATCCGGCGCCGATCTGCACCACCTGCGTTGGCCCACGCATGATCCGACAACTCGCCGCCCCTATCATTCGCACCAGCGAGGCCCCGACCATCCGTTCGCATTATTCTAAAGAAGGCTTTCGCATCACCACCACCGATTGCCGCAAACCAAAGGATCGCATCGAATGAAAGCCGACGAACAAGCCGTGTACGACGCACTCGACAACATCGATCCCACCACGCACTCGCTGGGCCACATGTACTTTGCGATGCTGTATGCCTTGATCCTCGCGCTCCTGGTCATCGCGCATCGCATTGAGGAACAACCATGAACGATTACGCCTGGTACGGCATTGCCACCCTCGCTGTGCTCGCCGCCCTCAGCGTCATGATCACCGGCCTACAATCCAATCGCGAAGCCCGCTGCAAACGCTACGGCCATTCCTGGCAACTCACCACCCATGGGTGGACCTGCATTCGCTGCGGGCACTACTGGAGGACCTGATTGCCGAATAAAGGCTACAAACAATCCCCCTCCCATCGCGCACGGATTCAACGCGCGCTCACCCGACGCAGCCATCTGGTGGATCAAGCGCTCAGCGCCTATCACCTTAAAATCCCGCAGCATCTGCGGAAGAAAGGCGACACCCATCCCGGCAAACCCGATCCGCTCCCGACCCCGATTCCCCCTTCGGCTTCGCAGATCACCTCTGATCTGCCCCAGCGATGGGGTGCCTACAGCCATCACGCCGGCGGCCAGTATTACTTCAAGCGGGAACAAGCCGACAGCTACTCCGCTTTGGCCAAACTCATTCGCAGCTATGATCTCAACACCACGCCGATCTGGACCTACGTCCGGTCCGGCCGTACTGAAGACGAACTGCTGCTCCCGATACGCATACCCGAATCCATTACCAAATCCCTCGGTCATCGTTGGCACTTTTACAAGGAGAAGAAACATTGACACAACGAAGCACGGAGGCAGGCGTAAGCGACCAATCAGATTTCGGCGAGGAGAAGCCATGATCAGGGTTGCGGCGATTGCGATCTTGGCGCTGTTGCTAATCGTAGCGGTGCGCGATCACATTCGGAGGCGTCAATGAAAGTATGTCGAGAGGAAACAGCGGCCGAAGTTGGCGCGAGATTTAACAAGGAGCAAAAATGACACAACGCGAATTTCTACAACAACTGTTCCTGCTACGGCAAGACATTGAGAGCACGCCCATGCTCGATCCCGTTGCCGCGCAACAACGCGAGCGTTGGGCCGCACGACTCGGCGATCTGATGAATCGGCGGATGGGTGCCGCAGACTTACAGACCACGGATCCCGTTGTCATTGCCTGCATGGGATCGGTACCGGAATGCGCCGCGAACGGTTGCCAATTTCTCAAGACCATGGGCTACCGGGAAGGCGAACACCCCTCGCGCGAACCTGTTGACAATCATAAAGGCGACACCGCTTCAGAGATACTCGCATTTGATCGAGGCTGGCGAGCGGCCTTCGCCCAGATGACGCCATGAGTGATGTACGCGATCTCCGCATCACGCTCGCCTTCGATATGACACGGTTTCTGTCCGCGATCGAGAAAACCATTCGCGCCTTGGACGAGCTCGCTCGGGCATTCGATCTGGTCTTTCATTCCCGTCCACGTTCCACTCCAGGAGAATGGGCGTATCGGTTTGCGACCTGGCTGGGCTTCGCTCCGTTGGAGGTACTCGCCTGGTTGGAAACTTGTCCCGGTGCGTTTGCCGATGAGTTCGGCGAGGGATGGCAACCATGACCGGCCGTCGTATGGGCTGGAGATCATTTAAGGGTCCAAACTTTCCATCCTATCAAATCGCGAAGCTCGATACCGATCGGAAGCTCCAGTGGCATGCGCATTGCGGGACTCGCGCGCAACTCCGTAATCTCCGCCAGAAATGTAGGCACATTCTCGATGCCAAGGATGATGAAACCAAACTCATGGGACAACGCGTCATCGAAGTGGTCAAAGACGAACCCAATCCAGAGTTCGGCGCCTTACATTTGATTGCGGCCGCACTCGATATCGCCAGTGATACCGACGTCACGTGGTTGGACGCGATGCAGTACCTACTCGATAAATTTGAGGAGCGACAACATGAGCAGCGAATTCCGGATGGAACGATCGATGATGGAAGCGACCTCCCTCCATCGACCAAATGAACGTTGGACCCATACCGACCGTCATGGACACATTCATCAATGGTGGACCAACGGCGCACCGGCCACTAGTTATCGTCCCACCGACCACTTCATCACACCCACATTGCATTGGGTGCAGACCGGTATAGAGTACTTTGAAGACGGCGCAGAGATTCCCATTGGCGAACATCGCTGCGTACGGTGCGAGGAGAAGGTTGAACCCGGTTACAAGGCCGATGACTGCACGCAGTATGTTCCCGGCCTGACGCGGTATCTGATTAACGGCCGCAGCGTCAGCAAGGAAGAATACCTCCGACGCTATTTGGAAGAGCATCCGCATGACGGATTACAGTAACGTACGAGAGTTCCTCGGTCGGTTCATCGGCCAACGGATTCTCGACATCACCCAACAGGACGAAGACGAGTTCAAAGAAGACGGAGAAACCCGGATCTACTTTCACATGCAGAATGGGGAGATGATTTCTTTTCCCATTGGCGATGACGGCTTTACCATTCATGAATTAGAGGAGGAAAATGGCGAGAGTGATTAGCACCTACAGCTTGTATGACGCACTCAAGTTTGAAGGCATTGATATGCCGGACGACTGCGTCGATGTCACGTTAGAATTCAAGGTGGACAATATCTACCAACTCATCTACCGGTGCAATCTCACGGATGAGATGTTGCAGAAAGTCGGTCGCGCACTCCAACGCCTGGGAGAGAAAAGCATCGAGGCGCGGTTCAAACCGGTCCAGGACAGCGAACGAGAACCATAATGAGTATTATTGTTGATCCCGCCAGACATATCGGCCATACCTGCATCCTCGGTAAACATGTTTGGTTCATATGCACCGGTGTTCGAGAAGTGAACGGCTGGATTGTTCCGGCAGACACCATGGAAGAGCCATTCGGTCAAACTAAATGTCTCTGCGGACAGTACCAATGGCGGAATCGCACACCACCATGGATTTTACTCAAACACGTGGAACCCCTTAGGAGACAGACCATGGCAGATGCAACCAAGGCACCGGACTTCGCAGAGCACATCAGCACACTCAAACGCGAACTGTACAACGCGATGACGCCGTGTCTCGCGCGGTTCAAGGAACGAACCGGCGTCACGCCGCGAAACATTCGCTGTGATATGATTGATACCTCGGTCTCCGGTGACATGCGCAGTTACATACTGGGTGATGTGAAGGTGGAGTTCGAACTGTAATGGATCGTCGAGAGTTTTTTCGCCGTGCGTTCGCGGTGCTCGCCACGACGGCCGTTGCCGAGCTCGATATCGAACGGTTGCTCTGGGTTCCCGGTGAGCGCACGATCTTTCTACCCTCGACATTTGATGTCCACGCCGTCATCATGCGTGAAGGGTTGAAAATACTCAAACAGCAACTAGCATTTACCCGGCTCATCAACCGACAATATGACGGCGCAAGTTACGGAGAAAAAGTGCTCGAATTCACGACTCCAAAAAGGGGGGGTGACGAGATTTTTCGGCTTGATACCTCGGTTTCGGGCAAAAAGTGGCATTCAATTTCCTGAGCAAATTCCACCACTGTGCAATTCCGTTCGACCAATCCAAAAGCCACTGCAAATATTCCCTATCCCCAGGCCGGTGTACGGGTTAACCACCTTTTCGACCCCATTTGGGCTGACTACCTTCTTCTTTGTGTGCGCGGCCGATGCCAGTTTGAGCGATAATAGTGGTGTCGGGTAGGTGACGGAGCGCAGGCAAGGGCCGATGCCACACAGGCGAGTGCCCGGAACGCCGTAAGCCGCAAACCGAAATCTACAGCGACACGGGCACCACCCCAGGCTGTTACGAATCAAGGCCGGTGAACTGGGTGGGCCGCTTGAAAACAAAATACCAAGCAAGCTTTCAGAAAGCTGTCGCGCCTTCCAATGGCGCGGCCGGTTCGTCATTAGCGTATCCTGCCCACACCGCCTCACGGCATAGCGGCACACGGAATAAATCGCGAACGCTGAACCGGTTGTCCACGGACACCAGCAGACCTGAAGTCGAAACATGACACGCCATCCTGGCGTTGGCTGCTTGACCTTTCTTCTTCCGTTGTGCAGGCCTACACCCAGACCGCACGAAACCAAGTGCACACGGAAGCGATGATGAGGACAGCGCACGGCGTGACAGGCCGTGTGTTGTAAATCCCCCCACACTGCGTGGGCCGGTTCCAAGGCCGGACCTGAAGGAGAAGATGATGAAGGCGAAGGTATTGACATTGATATTCCTGTTGTATGCGTCGTTTCACGGACAGGGACAGTTCCACGAAGAGACCCACACTCCATCGCGTCGCGCGCACGCAGCGGTTTCTCGGTAACGAAGAAGGAGAAGAAGGTCATGAGTACATTTGAAAAATTCCAAGCCACGCAGAAACTCGAACACGCATTGGCGGTTGAGCGAATCAAGAAGGACACGACCTGGGTCGAGGTAAAACTATGATGACCGAACAACGCACAACACCATCGGCCGTCAACAAGGTGCTTAAAGCACGCGGCCACAAGGAACGTCTGGTGCGTGGACGAGGCTATTACTACTTCGTGGACGGTGATGCCTCGGGTTGGTTCTCGTCATCGGTTCCGGTGATGTGGTTGTACGGCACGCCGGAACACTTCGCCGATATGCGCGACCAGCTGGCAAAGGATCCTCGAAATTTCTAAGAACATCGAAAACAAGAAGGAGAATAAGGTCATGTTGAATATCATCGTGCGAATTCAAAACGTGGATATGAACGGTTTCTGCGGCCGCGACCATCACCCCACCAAGGAGATGGAAGGGTGCTTCGTACGTATCACGAATATGGAGACCATCCCGGAAGGCACCGACAATGAGGACATGAAAGGAGATCCAGCGTATCTAGTTTTCTCCGGCATTCTCCTGGATGCCAACGGCGAGGACATGGAGGATGGCGAGGTCGAATTGATTGATCATGAAATCGAATCGCTAGAAGACATGCCGGTGTTGTTCTCAGCCAAGGAATAGGACGTTGCGTGGTGGGCACACATCGGTGCGCCTATCACGGAGCAATCCTGCTCCCATCGAAAGGATCGTATCATGAAGAGCAACAAGAACGTCAGCCGTCGTGGTCGTGCGCAGTTCGCCTTCGTCAAGGCCGTCGAGGCGCAGGAAGGCATCCAGGCGGTCGTGTTGCAGGCGGTGAAGAAGGTGCGGCATGGTTCGGTGGCGGACATCGCGCAGGCCGCCATCAAGCTGGGACTGAAGAAGGTCACCAGCCAGGATCCTCTAGTCCAGACTCACGTGCATCTCAACCGGCTGCGGGCCATCAAGGCGGTGAAGCGCATCAAGCAGGCCGCATAGCGTGACGCGGCGTCGATGGGTGGGCCAGGCAATCTGCTTGGCTCACCTCCGTTCCTAGAAGAAGGAGAAGAAGGTCATGTCCAAGATTTTCCGTTGCGACGTCTGCGGCAGTGAACCCGCTATCGCCAACACGCGGGAGACCGGTCAGTTCTGGTGCGAGACCTGCCAGACCTGGAAAGACTTTCTCATCATCTACACCTTCGTCCTTGGCACCAACATTCCTCAGACCATCAAGGTGGGCGACCGACACTCGTGGGCACAGATGCGGCCGAACACCGGGTCGTATCACAGTCAACAGCCCGGTGGTCCGGCGAAACTGATCACCGGTGTCGTGGTGGCCATCAACGACGACATGTGGGTGAAGGTGGAAGCCGAATACGTGCCGCCATTGGAACACGTGCGGAGGGTGAGATGAGAATCGGAGAAATCGTTCACGTCGGCGAAGGGGAATCCGTCGTGGTCAAGCGCATTTACCGACTCTATCTCTGGACCAACGAGTACCATTTCTTCAACGGCTCGAATCGTCCGCGTCGGGTACGCGGCCGATGCCTCCAGCAATTCGCTCGCTACAAGGATCTGGTCGCTGAAGCGAAACGTCGCGCGGTCGCCGCAGGCTATCCGAAATCACGTTGGATGGACTTGTACGATTGGAATGTGTAAAATCGATTGAATGAGAAGGAGAAGAAGGTCATGATTCGTGAAATGAACTCGCCATGGTATCCTTACGACGTAGTCGCTAGCGACCGTTGTTGGCATTGCCACGTTGAGTTTACCAAAGATGAGTTCCTTCGCGTGATCGATTCCGTTGTACCGAAACTGGTGCATGACCGTCAGCCATGCGCGGCGGCAATGGTTCGGATGCCCACGGTACCGCAGTCATGAGCCACATTGCCGCGCTACCGAAGCGTCAGGGACTCAAGTTGTCCAGACCAGTGGTGTTACAGTTGCTGGTTATGCAACGGCGGATAGAGGAGCAATCTGGTTCGACACCCACGCTGGAGGAAACCATCCGCATCGCCATCAGCTACTGGAATATGTACAAGGAATAGTGACATCAAATCAGAAGTGATGAAGGAGAGGATGATCATGGCAAGAGGCTTACGCACTATCACCGTTCGAGAACTCCTTGACCTGCTCGAAGGCGAGTCACCCGACATGCGGATCATTGTCACCGCCGACTACGGAGATCATTCACACACCGCTCAGGCACTACCCTTGAAAGGTGAGTGCGAAACTGTCACCGTTTCAGAATCCGCTTACAGCAGCAGTGGGTTCGCAATTGCCGAACCGGACGATGACGACGACGAGGACGCAGAGACCTTCTTGGTGCTCCGATGAAGACGAAACGCGCGCCACGATACGGCATCCCATATCACACCATCAAGTACTGGCAGGACCAAGCCAAGATGTTGTATCGCTACAACGGCATCTACGCGGGTCGGCAATTTATCGAGGCTTCGTTTTCTCGCTACGGTCAGCCGGTGGTGTCTGGCCGAGAGATTGGTCACAACATCATTTCTTTGGCCGCAGTGGCGAGTCCGGAACATCTTAAGGCCGTGCTCGCAGGCACACGCGGAAGGAGATGGTCATGAAAGTGAACCGCATCGCTCGCACCACCGCACGGAGCATTGCCCATCAACGCGCGAAGGACGCCGGACTGGACCCGGACACCGCTGACGCCGTAGTCCAGAGCGTGATGGCAATTTTCGATCCGGAGTACACGTTCAAGGAGTGGAAGGACTTCGTAGACCAGGAGATTCAACGCCACGCCGCACCATAAAGGAGAAGGTCATGAAAACGATTTACGTCCGCATCGGGGAACCGGAGCATCATCTGTTTCGGGAAGTCCGGATCATCCCACTGCGTGAAGTGCTGGAGATGGTATGTGCGTGGTGTCCGGGATTCGATCCGCGCGATCCGAAGAACCGGAATGCGACCCATGGGATGTGTGCGGCGTGCGCGGCACGCTTCAATAAGGAGCGGGCATGAGCCAGTACCTGTTCAAACAGGAAGTCGTCATAGGCGATCCCGACTGCGTGTACTGCCATGCGGGGATCCTTCACACGGAGCACCGGCATATGGCTGACATGGATCATTCGGAATTCGGATGGGTGATCATGGTGCGTGATCGCGGCCAGGATGAGCCCCGTCGCACCAGCAAGATCTATTCCAACCACACCGACGCAGTGGCGGCAAAGTATCATCTGATGGCGACCGGCCGGTACAATAGCGTGTCGGTTCGGGAAGCCACCAAGGAAGACGCGGACCAGACAGAAGACTGGTAGTCACGGAAAGGAGAAGGAGATGGTCACCAAGAAGATTAAGATACGCATCCGACGGCCGGTCCACATCGTACTCGCGTTGGTGCCATCAAGTAAGGAAGGTCATCCACCGCACAAGATCTGTCTGGACCGGCACAACATGGTCTACTGCACGTGTAAGGGTTGGCGCTACAACGGACACACGTGTCCCGGTCTCACGGCCTTTCGAGATGCTTTGGCATCCGCACAGGAGAAACTGACTTGAGTAAGCGCTCGAAGGCTCGGCTCATCAAGGCGAAGATTCGCGAGCATGCACGGATGGCAGAGCTCCTCCTGCCACCCACTCCCGAGAACTGTCCGAAGTATCCTCGTGTCTACTTCGAATCGTTCCGACCCAAACTGTTTGCGGCGTGTAAGAATTCTCGACACCGTCATTGCCCGAAGACCGTGGACCAGGATCGTGGTCGGACGCATCTGTACTGTCATTGTCCCTGCCATCTACCGAAGATGAGCCGGTACAAGCGTCAACAACTGATGCTGAAAATGAAACAGGAGCTCACGAAGAAGGAACGGAAAGGTGTACGCCTTCCGCGAGATCCCAATGCCCCACGCGCGGAGGTTGGCGCCAGAGGACAACAGAAACGATTTCGCTACGTAAAAGAGCCGGACGGAAAAGTGCCGGCCGGGATCATGCATATTGTATGGCACGCGATCAGCACGATGCAGGAAGGCACAGTGGCGGAGATCGCGACAATGGCCATTGAGAAAGGTCTGCGTGACGTGACCGGACAAGACCCCACGACACAGACCAGTATCATGCTGCATCGGATGTTGAAGGCCGGTATGGTGGAGGTAGTGTGATGGAAGACCGCGATGATGACGACGAGATCGATCGCTCGGACACCGACGAAGCGGAAGGCGATTGGCAATCGGAGTTCGATGCCATGCTCGACGCCGATGACCTGGAGGACGACGATGAGATTGAGAGTGAATAGCCGAAAGGCCTTCGTGACCTTCTTCTCTCGTACCTCAAAGGGTCAATTGCAAACCTGGTCCTGTTGGATTGAAGCCGACGGGATCACGGTCACTAGCATGTGGGGGATCAAAGGCGGGAAGATGCAGATCACTCACGACACCATGACCAGTCGAGGACGGAAAGGTACGGCTGCGTACAAGTCACCGAAGACGGTCGCGGTGGAAGAGCATGCACGGCAAGTGGAGAAGAAGATGCGTGCCGGCTACGTCGAGGCGGAAGCACGAGCGCAAGAAGTGCAGCTGGAGAAATTGAAGTCCGAGTTGGACTTCGATAAGCTGCCACGTTCATTCGCTCCGGCCAAACCCATTCGCGAGATCGCGCCGGAAGAAGCCGCTCGGCTGGACAAGGCCGGGTTGCTCGCCATCCAACGAAAACGGGATGGGATGCGGCATTACATTGTGGCTGGCCAGGATGGCGCCATTCACGTCTACAGCCGGGGGATGGACGATATGACCGCCCACTTCACCCGGCTCACGCAAGAGCTCACCTTGCCAGCGGGGACTATCCTGGATTGTGAGTTCGTGGTCACCACACCGAAGGGTGCCGACGACTTCATCGCGGTGTCCGAGATCTGTCGGTCGAAATCAGAACGCGCGATCCGGACCATGATCAGTTACGAACGGAACGGATGCGAGATTTCGTTCTTGGTGTTCGACCTTCTCTTCTATGACCGGCTCCCGACATGGCAACTGCCGTATCGAGAACGGTACAACGCGTTGGGAGTGGCGTTGGTGAAGGCGCATACCGGCCGTCGTGCGCATTTCAATCATGTCGTCGTGATGCCCAGACTCACCAAGTCGCTGGCGCAGTGCATTCGTCGCGTGCAGAAACGCGGATGGGAAGGCTTGGTGTTGTGGCGTGCAGACCAGGCGACGCAGGTGCATCTCAATCGTTCGCCGAAGCGATGCAACTGTTATAAGTTCAAGCCGATGGTGGAAGGAGATTTCGTCGCCACCGGCTACGAGCTCGGCAAGGGTCGGAACGAGAAAGTGGTCGGGGCATTGAATCTGGGGATCTACGGTCCATGGAAAGCGAAGTGGGCTCTGATCCAGATGGGTAATGTCGGGACCGGCTTCAGTGATCAGCAACGAGTGGAGGCGTTGCAGTGGAAGTATCCGTGTGTGGTCGAAGTGAAGTACGAGAAGATGTCGGAGACCGGATTACGGTTCCCATCCTTCCTTCGGAAGAGGGAGGACAAGAAACCGAAGGAGTGCAGACTGTGATCACAGACCTGTTGAACCATCTTGAGACAGAAGCGGACGATCAGGTTCCGGAGGGAAAACGTTTGCGTGAAACTCCGATCGGAGATAAGAACATAGATGAGATCCTGGCACGATGTAAGGTGGCCATCGGGTACATCGGTAATTTCGTTCGACTGAAGTCGGCACTGTCGAACGAGATCCAGGTTCGGTGCATCATGAAGAAGCTTGAAAAGCAGATGAGCCATGGCAAAACAACTCAGCGACGCCGAAATAAAGGAAAGAAAAGAAAGGCATAGACTGCACGAGTGGAATAAACGTAGACGATTGGGAATACCTATCGTGGTTAGGTTTAACACCGAAGAAGAACGTGCGGCCGCGAGAAAATCATATTCTCGAAAGTCGTACCTCAAACATAAAAAGAAATGGAGGCGACAAGCAAAGGCTCGACATCGTGCTGACCCAGAAAAGCGTCGATTGTACGAGCGACGTCGTAAAAAAACTGATACCAGAGTTCGTGCGTACTACGCGAAGTACATGTTTGACTTTGTTCGGTCAGACAAGGGAAAGGAGTATTTCAAAAAATATAGAGCCACTAAAAAAGCAAAGCGGACAGCGAAAAAGTGGTATCAGTCTTCACGGGGTAAGGAATGTGTGGCGAGACAGAATTTTAAACGAAGACTCCCGAAGTTCCTTCATGGTTGGCGGAAACTCCTTAGAGCATCTGACTTTGAACGAATGAAGCCAATGCTGATAGAATGGTGGTCATCCAAAAACTTCATTAAGGAAATGGGACCGAGATAAGAGAAGGAGAGGAAAATGGAGGACATGGTGAGGAAAAAGGTACACTGGTTACAAACTGAAGAAGGAAAGAAGAAGATGTCACGACTGATGAAGAAACGTTGGCGGAAAAAGAAAAAGACCGCCACGTCGTCGAAGGCAGAGACGCTCATCAAGAAGAAGGTCGGCAAGCAAGCCATGACGATGCGCGTCGATCAGTACGTGCGCGTCGCCAAGATCGCCGTCGCCGCTGAAGAGGTGCCAGCGTTGATGCAGGCCGTGAAGGACGCCGTGTTCTTCAACATGTGGGGTGGCAAATGAAGAAGCGATGCCAGCCTCGCATCCCCGGTGTGGTGCGTGAACCGTCTCACACATCGTTGTTGCCGGAGATCAATCGAGAGCTTCAGCGTATTGCTGCGAAGTACGGCGTATCACCGTCATGGGTGCGCGCGACCATTCTCGCGGATGCGTTGAAGATCCGTCGTCAACCTCGGTACTACATGGAGGAAGTTTCGAATAAACGGAGACGCGCATGAAAAAGAAAAAGCGGACTCCGAAACGAAAGCGAGTCGAACGTAGAAAGAGGACACGCCAGATACATGTCATCGATGAGAATACAAGCTATCGTGACGAGTTGTTGGCGCGGACTGAGTTAACCAGTTTCTTTTTGAAGAGGTACTGACGTGGCCAAGAAAACACTGGGCAAGAACATCGAGTACTCGATCGATGGCAGCAAGCTCACGATGGTCGTGGACCTCAGCAAGGATTTCGGACCGTCGGCGTCCGGCAAGACCGTCATCATCGCGTCGTCCGAAGGCAACAAGGACGTCGGCGATGTCAAGGTCGGCTTGAACATCTACAAGTATCCGGATGCAAAGGCCGCGAAGGCGAAGAAATGAATCAGCTGGCAGTAGGGGATCGTGTTTCTACACGTGGATGGTTGTCGCGACAAGAGCCTGATCGTGTCGGCACCGTGGTGGAACTGTATCGCGGTGTGCCATCTGCACTTGATAAGGGCGTCGAGCTCGTAGCCGTGTGCTGGGACGACAACGGTCGCACCGAGCGCGGTTACATTTTGGCATCAGGAAGCTTGACGAAAATTCCATCCGACCCGACGCCAATCGGGGAGGCTTAACTTGCTGTGCGGCCGGGGGATAAATTTTATCGCGTGAACCGCTCGGTTCAGAGGGATAATCCCCCGGCTCGAACGGCGTGGAGATGGTGGCGGCGGAGGCGGAAATCAAACGCACATGAAAATTCATTTGCGACACGCGGTGACGCGCGCAGTCCGTCCCACGGTCATCCTTCGAAAAAGGAAGGTGTCAAAACTAGAAACAGCACTTTACATGCGGCCATTGTTTCGAGACCCGAAGTTTCCGCAGGGTACGCCGATCAACGATTCGTTGATGCTTCGGCTGCGCTGCGGTCACATCGTGATCCGGCCGCAACATCCGTTGAAGATTCGAAAGCTGGTCTACTGTCCAATGTGCTTTATGTTGTGGACCGAACGGATGGCCATCGATGCGATCTCGAAGTCGAATCAACGGAAACGAATTCGTAAACAGGCAACACAACAACAGGAGATAGGTGAGATCATGGCGAAGAAAAAGACCACTGGTGACGATCGTCGCGGCCGAAAGACGTTCGAGTTCGCAAAGGAAGCGAAGGACCTGGTAGACGAGACCATCATGGGCGTCGTCTACAACGCCATCAAGAAAATGAAGTCAGGCACCGTTGCCGACATCAGTGAGGCTGCTGTCAAAGGCGGTCTCAAGGATTACACCGGACAGGATCCGCTCACCCAGACCGGTGTGTGGCTCAACCGCATGGTCAGCAAAGGCTACGTGCGGAAGGTGAAGACCGATAACAGCGCGAAGAAGAAGGTCGTGCTGAAGCTGAAGAAGAAGAAGGCCGCGTAGGTTGTCATGAAAAGAAAGCGGCATCCCGTAACACGTGAATCATCTCATGGGGTGCCGCTTTCGTTCTTCATGGATGACAAGGACTTGACGGAACAAAGGACAAAGCGGATGCCTAATCGAATGGTCGGCACGGTCGCCGGAGTGAACCGGGACAAGGGATTCTTTTTCATCTGCGGACCGGATGGTCGGGATTACTTTGCTTTTGCAAAGGATCTCCCGAACCATCTATCACTCAACACACTCATCACGCAGGTGACACGGATTCGGTTCTCCGCTCGTGAACCGGAACCGGTAAAGGGTCCGGCTGCCTACGCTCTCGAGATCGTAGAAGAACAGCCGGATGATCCGACAGCGAAGCAACTCGGAATGGAGAAGGAGAAGAGGTATGATGATTCACGACGATGATGACGTCTCTGGTTGGGGCACAGACGATCGGGCTGGTAGTCCCGCCGAAACCATGACGCTCGTCATCCTGCTCATTTGCGTCGCGCTGATGTTTCTGTCAGCCTGTCCGGTACAGGCACAGACGCTCACCAACGCCGATCTCGGCAAACCGTTGACCGCGAAACAAACTCCGGCTGAAGCGATCACCATCCTTCAGTCGCACCAATATCAGACACCGGTGGTCTGCCGATGTGACGGACCGACGGTGACGATCCTCAGCACCAAGACGCCGACACTCGGACCGTGGGACTTCCCAGAACCTACGCCCGCACGACGTCTGGACGGAACGCGTGTTGACGATCCACCGACGGTGTACGGGATCCCACCCTACTGGTCAGTGTTTGTTTCCTACCCTACCGAGATACGGCGGCACCACCGATGATCTGGGTAGTCGGGTGGTTGTGCTACGTGGCGGGATTTCTAACCGGCGTCGCCTTCGGACGAGGCCTACGAGTCAAGTAAACAATGCGCAAGACGTTTCTCAAGCACCAGGATGAGGCCATGGCCTACGCTCGCAAGCGGAAAGCCATTGGTCTCTTCCTGGCCATGCGTCTGGGCAAGACTCCGGTGGCCATTCGTTGGGCACGTGAACAGAAGCTACGTAAGGTGTTAGTGGTCGCACCGCTCGATGTCCTCCCAGGCATGCAGTGGGAAGATGAAATCAAACAAGAAAGCAAACGGCCGGTTCACATTTGGCCGAATGAGAAAAAGGACGCATGGCTCACGGCGGCATCCTCCAGTACTGTCGGATGGTTTGGCATCAACTACGAAGCCGTCCGCAACCGTCCAGAGATTCTCGACCTGGACTGGGACGGTATCATCCTCGACGAGTCCACCAAGATTCGAAACCCCAAAGCACAGATCACCAAACTCCTCCTCCGCAATACCGACCACATTGAACACCGCGCGATCCTCTCCGGTCTTCCCAATCCTGAATCTCCGCTCGATCTCTTCTGCCAGATGAAATTCCTTCACGGCACTTTCCTCGGCTTCGAGAACTACTGGGCCTTCCGCCAATCCAAATTCAATCAAATCGGTTACATGTGGTTTCCAAGGAAGGGTGTCGTCGAACAAATCAAGAAGGCTATCCACAGCCAGTGCTTCATCCGGTCGCAGCGTCAGGTCGGCATGGGAAACAAGAAGGTGTGCGAACGTCGGTACGTCTACATGACCCCGGCTCAGGCACGGTTGCAGAAAGAAATCGAACGCGAGTTTACTGCCGGCCAGTACAGTACCAAATGGGCACCGGTACAACAGACTTGGTTGGCACGACTGGCAGGAGGCTTCGCTCCTGGTCTTGAGATGTTGACAGACAACAAACTACGACTGTTGAAACAGATCATCACCGAGGAGAAACCGAAAGAACAGATCGTGGTCTGGTTCCGGTTCACATCCGAGATCAAAGCCGCGTATGCGATGTTGCAAAAAGCCAAGGTCAGTTGTAAGGTCATTCGCGGTCGTACACCGAAGAAGAAACGGCCGATCATCCAGCGGAAGTTTCATGCCGGCACCTATCGAGTCTTGTTGATGCAGGTGAAGGTCGGACAGTACGGATTGAATCTAGCTTGTGCGAACACCGCTATCTACTACAGCAACGCCTGGGACCATGAGGTACGCTCCCAGAGTATGCAGCGGATCGAGCACATGATGAAGAAAGTGCCGCTGCTGTATATTGATCTCATCACCAAGAACTCGGTGGACGAAGCCGTGTTGGATGCGTTGCAGGAAAAGAAGCGAGACTCCAAACGATTCCTCCGTGACGTGATGACGAACTTCCTCCAACGTGCCGCGTGAGACCGGAGCTCCGGAAGCCGCGTCAAATTCCCAGACCTCGCATCCCACTCCCACGCCATCCTTGTCCATGCAAAGCCAAGTATCCGTTCAGCTGCCGGAATCGTTCCGCGTTTAAAGACATGGTATGCTACGAGTGTTTCATCAACTGCAAGGGTGAGAGCCACAAACCGTTTTACATTTCGATTAGGAGGAGGAGAAGGTGATGGGAGATCCTGAAGCGTTTAAGCACGTCCTCAGTCCATGGAAACCGGAAACGAGTCCACTCCGGCTCGCATTGTTGGGGAAGTTTTTAGAGGAGCTCAACGAGTGTGCGTCAGCCGTCGCTCGGTGCATTATCCAGGGCATCGATGAAAGTGAACCGATCACCGGCCTGGTTAACCGTGAATGGCTATCCAAGGAGATCGCGGATGTACAGGCCACGATGCATCTGGTCCATGTGCACTTCCGGTTGAACACCGTGGCCGTCAACGAACGCAAGTGGGCGAAGGCGCGACATCTCGGTGAGTGGCATCGTAAGATCGAAGCGGGAGATATATGAGATCACTACTCTCGGTCGATCCCGGTCTCACCGGTACTGGATGGGCGTTGTGGTTGGGTGATAAGATGCCCAACCGCATCGGCGTCATCAAGACCGGGAAGGGTGAGTGGTGGGAACGTGCCCAACAGATCGCCGACCAACTCGTAGCGTTGTGTGATCCGCGAACCCGCGTGGTCGCGGAGTTCACAGAGTACCATGCAGCGGCAACGTCGAATATGGGTTGGCGTACCGGAGATCTCCAACGGCTTACTTTCCTTTGCGGCGTCATCGCAGGCCGTGTCTACCCACGCACCTTCATTCCGATCACCACGTCCGGATGGAAAGGACAACTGCCGAAGGACGTCGCCGCGAAGCGTGTTGAGAAGATCATCGGTGCGCATCATTGTCATCGACTCGGTTTACCAGAGATCAAGCGTCGGTCCGACACACATGCCTGGGACGCCGTCGGCATTGGACTCTGGGCACTAGATCGATTCAACTAAGCTGCGAGGATGATCACCTGTCAGGCCGCTCCCTTGGAAAAGGAGCCCCGGTCTGATGGGAGTCATCTGGGACCCATGTGACCCCGAGTGAGGATTTCGCAGTGACGGATCGGGGTATTAGAAAGAGGAGGACATGGGAAAAATTATTGCCTTGCGGCCGGTGACCGTAAAGACCTACAATCCGGAACGGGATGGAGTTAGTTTCAGCACATTACAGAAATTCAAGAACTGCCGAGAGCTCGCACGATTGCATCTCAAGGGATGGCGTCCACGTTCCACCAGCATGGGACAGGTGTTCGGCACCATCATGCACTCACTGCTCCAGAAAGTACTGGAGGACGTCCGTGCCGGCAAGTTGAAGAAGGCTCCGTCCACAGACTATGTGGTCAAGCATGTCGCGGTGATCGAGAAGCAATGGCGGTCAGAGAACCCGAAAGCGGATGCAGAGACACTGGAACGACTGGAGGTCACCTGCGCCATCGCTGAAGGTGTGTTGCCGATGTATTTTCGGTTCTGGCACAAAGACTTCAAGCTGCGTTGGAACAAACCAGAACATGAATTCCTGCATCCCTACGCGGTCGAGTATCCGCGTGGGCATCATCTGTACGGCAGCAAGAAGAAGATGAAGACCTTCCTACGCGGGAAGATCGACGCCAGCTTTCATGAAGGCAGTGCCAAGCGTCCGTGGTTGTTCGAATCCAAATCCAAGTCTCGCATCGGAGAGTCTGGTGAATCCAATCTCACCGACATCCTCCCGCATGAGATGCAGGTTGGTATCTATCTGCTCATCCTCCAAATCATTTACAAAGGTAAAGTACCCGCCGGTCTTCTGTACAACATCGTGCGTCGTCCTACCGTGAAGCCGAAGAAGGGTGAGGACATGCAGACCTTCGCTCAGCGCATCATTCGTGATGTGCAAAAGCGACCAGAGTACTATTTTCTTCGGCTGCGAATGACCGTGGACAGTCAGGATCTCTTCCGACGCAAGCAAGAACTCGACGACGTAGTATCGGACTTCCTACTGTGGTGGAAAGGTGAGAGTGGTCACTACAAGAATAGTGACTACTGCGAAAACAAATATGGCACTTGTATGTTCCTACCGATGTGCGGTCATGGAGACCGCAGTCGGTTCTATCAGAAGCAAGAGATCCTAACCGAGATGGAGGAAGCATGAAACCGATTTCGTTTCCCGAACAAACACGCACGTGGACTGGCGGACCGGGCAGTGAAGTGAAAGATCTACCGGCCTTCAGCGACGATCGCGTCACCGTCACTTGCTGGACGTTGTCATGGCCTGAACGATTTGTTGTACTCATGCGAGGACGGGTGTGGCTTTCACAACTGAACTTCGGTAAGCCACTTCAACCGCAGAAGGTCAGCGCCAAATCTCCCTTCGTGGTGAGCAACGTATGAGACTCGAATTGGCGCATGTTGTTGTCATCGGCGGAGGGTTTGTTGGTCAACTGATTCAGTGGGCCATGCCGTCCGTCCGACTCCTGGACTGGCGCAAAACCGCTCCAGCGAATCATCTCGAGACCCGCATGGTCGGTCCGCAATATTTATGGGAACCGATTCCCGGTGTTGAGTCGTATTCGTTCGAAGTCGAAACCCTTGTAGATTCCGCTCCACCAACACCGGAGTCCGTCCTCGCCTACAAACGAAAGATCGGCAAGGAACATGACGGCGGTGATTGGGGACTTCAATTTCAACATCTCACTACCGGCTGGCACAG